GTTTTACCTGATGATTTGGAGAGGCTTGAATCTTCTTACGCTCAGAAAAGTCTCATTTATTCACAAAAAAATGGCCTACTACAAAACGCTCAACAGGAATCTACGAAACTTTGATTTTAATGATTGAAAAGCAAAAACCCCCTTGCCAAAGCAAGAGGGTTTTGCACTTATGGGCCCTACAGGACTCGAACCTGTGACCAATCGGTTATGAGCCGACCGCTCTAACCAACTGAGCTTGTGGAATCGTATTTCTTAGTATTTCTATGTTTTGTTACTTCGATTTATACAGCGTTTTTTCGTATATAGTTTTTCTCGATTTCAGAATTTATGTTAGCAAATCCGTTAGCAAATTTAGCGAGATTTAGACGATGGCTTTGATTTAGGATAATCGAATAAAAGAACAAATACCATTAGATTGAGCATCTTTTCTCGTTCATCCTCGGTTAGTTTCTTGCCATCAAAAGTCCAAGGCATCTTTAGCATTCCACTGAACGGGGTTACTAGTTGGGAATCTGGATACTCGGCGAGCTTTTCACGCAATTCAAGTTGACTCAATACATTTTCTTTTAATTTTATTCCATTTGACCATAGCAAATCAAATGCTTCAACTATAACTTCTATAACTTCGCCGCTGTCCGACAAATTAAATCTCCCCCTTTTTTACTCAATACTTTATCCAGTAATCAATATTTCCGCTGGACTTCTGCAGTTTTGGTTTAGCTGTTGTCTCCCGCTCCCACGCCTCCAAAATTACGATCGTATCCAAACGTGGATTATCCGGCCAAAAGATGTATCTCTGCTCTACTAGGACACGCAAGCCCGCATAAATATCCTGCTTGCTCCTGCCAGTTTTTATCTCCAGTTCCCGGATCGTCGGCATCCGATGCCGCTGCGTCGAAAAATTATAAAGGATCCGGAGCAGTTTCCGCTCCAAATCGTTCAACATTTGATCACCCCATTTTGCGAACATTTGTTTGTATTATACGCCGAGCAAATGAAAAATAAAAGCCCACTAACCTTATAAGTTAGTGAGCCAATAATATATGTATCAGTTCGGACACCTAGTTTAAATAACCTACAATACGTGGGTATATTTCGCTAAAGTATTCGTCAGGTACTTTTAATTGATAATCCACAAACTTTTTAATCATATCGACAAACTGACTTGGGGTGAGGCAACCGGCCTCTCTTTGAAAAGAGTGAGGGACTTTATATATAAACTTTAAGTTTATCAAAGACGGCTTTTTTAGTCCTGATGGCGAAGCACTTGCTAAATAATATTCTTCTTCTTTTGATGGATATAATTCAACTGAACTAGTAGCAGTTAAAAAATAAGCATATTCGTCATCAAACCCAAGATCATAAGTAGTGATAGTTGGATGACCAAATTTTCTTGTATCGTAACCACCGTCTTTAAATTTGATACCTTTTCTCATAATAATTGTACCGCAACGATAGTTCATGACTAATATATCACCAGTTCTCCATCCTCATCTTTGTATACGTAGAACGATCCCCCAGATTCTTCTTGAGCAAATTCCCAAAGTTCCCCCAAATCCTTATCTGTGAGGGTTGTTTCTTTAATATTGTAAATGAATCTATTGCCATTAATACGTTCAATCCTATGTGAATCAAAATCGAAATCACGGTGGGCTTCAAATACTTCTTTTAAAGGTTTGTAGTACTTATGAATGGATTCGACGGAAATAATTGGATTTTTTGCCTTCATTGCATGTTCCTCAAGCGACTTCCAAGGTGTTTCTTGGTGAGTTAAATTAACTAACTCATGGCTTGTCTGCTGACCATAAATAAAATTTATCGTCTTCAAGATTCTAACTTGGTCATTACTTAGTTTGTCAGTCACATCGATTCCACCAAGTCGAACCCGCTGCATCAACCCTTCATGATGAGTTTGAATGTAGACTTCACGTTCAACTGGACCATACTTCCAAGCCTCAAATTTCTCATTAAAAAATGGTTTGTCTAACACAGCCAGATGCATTGCTTGAGAATAGAATAGTAATTTCTGAAGTTTAATTTTGCTATCCCATGATTCATACATAAAATCATCATTATTAAGGATGAACCATTTTGCAACGTCCACAGAACTCACTTTATTTACACCTCCATTCTCAAATAATACATCACAATCAGAACACATGTTCTCATTAACTCCTATCATTAATATTATGACACATGTAAATCATAATGTACACATTTTAATGAATTATTCAAAATATATTATGGTTTTTTAAAGAAAATGTATGCAAAAAAAGCCCCATCAACTACCGTTGACAGGGCTTCTTCACCGATGCTTTCGGATTTCTTTTTCCAATATATCACAGATTACTCTTTAGTACTACCATCACGTTTATTCCCCAGCTCAAACAGCCCCGTAGCCGACAGCCCGGCTAGGCCGCCGGCCCATAGCCGCAGCACCAGCTCCAAGTCCGTGAACGGGGATGCGGCGGCACCTACTAGGATGCCGATCACCACCCCGATCAGCGGGACGATGTTTTTCGGTAGGTTGATCGTCGTTTTCACCAGTTGCACCAACGCCAGCACAAACACAGCCAGCACCGAGGCAAAGGCCATAACGTTGTTCAATACTTCCATGATTCATTCTCCTCCTTATTGTTCTGGGATACCCGCAGCACGCCGCAGGTAATTAGCCAGATTATTAAAATGCTGCGCCCGATCTTTGTTCCCTTCGTCCCGTGCCTTAAACCAAGCCGGGGATAACCAGCGGATGATGATCTCCTGAGCGTTGCTCTTGGGCAGCTTTGTTAGCGGCGCGGCGGCCGACCCGGGAGTCAGCGGAATGCCCGCTGACATACGGAGGTTGTTAGCCAAATTATGGAAATGGGTCTTGCCAACCTCGTCCCCGGCCTTCTGTGAAGCGAACCATGCTGGGGAGACGTAGTTATCGATTAATGCCTGGGCGATCCCGGCCGGCAGCGGTGTAAAGTCCGGCGGCGAGAGCGGCACGACCAGCTCTGCGGCGACGTCGGTGATCAGATCCTTGAGCGTCTTGCCTCCGGCTTTTAGCGCTTGCTCGCAATCGGATTTACGTGCCGGGTCCAGCTGCTTGTGGCTGACGATGTGCGTCGATGGGTTCTTGCCCCATTTGTCGCAGCAATAGGCCAAGTACCAAACAAACCGCTTATACGCCTCTGTAAAGGTGATCCGACCGCCGTAACACAACTCTATCCCAAGCGCCGCGTCGTTGGCATCATAACCAAACCGGTCGTTGTCGGTCGTCACGTTGTAGAGGACGTGCCAGGCTTTCTCCGCCGGCTCCGCACCGGTGCCCGTCGGGATGATCTCCAAAATCTTAGTATCATCGATAAACACATGGGCCGATGCCGAGCGATCGGTCAGGTTGTTAAAGTAGTTGTAATGGTTGTCCGCCGTCGCCCCGGGGTTACCCGTGTCATGTGCAACAAAAAAGGCCGGGCTACCCGTCTTTAGTCGGGGGCCTGGCCGTGTGTTTGAGCGCTTGGTAATGTACCGGCGCTCGATCGTATATTTGGTTTTGTCCAATTTAATCATCCTCCCTTCTATTCCTCCAGCCGATCGATCCGCTTATGGGCCTGCTTGGTCGACTCCTCGACTCGGGTCACGCGCTCAGAAACAGCTTCGATCCGTTGGCCCTGCATACGGACGTCTACACGGATGTCATCAACGCCGCGTTTGATATACTCCACGTCTTGGCGCAAGGCCCCTTCGCTGCCGCCCTCCGCTTTAATATCTAGTCGGAGTTGCCTTGATCGGCCGGCCCACCCTAGAATAATACCGCTTAGTGCGGCAAGGAGCCCCACGATAGCCGTAACTGCTGTAAAATCCATATATCCACCCTCTCTAAAAAATATCCGCCGAATTGGTTCCGGGGGTATAAAAATAACCGCCATCATTACGATGCGGTTTCCTCTGTGATTTCCTCATATTTCTCAATGAGCTGTTCGTAGCTGCAAACGCCGATTGTCCCGTTATTTTCCTTATACACATATTGCCCGAGTTGAACAACTAATGGCGATTCTCCTGCCCTTCGAATTATTCCGGCACGTGCGATACTTCCATCTGGATTATACTCGGCTGTTACACGCAATCCCGTAAACTTGGCGATTTCTTGGATTGTTGATGGTTCCGTAAATTCCATTGCTTCTGCGCTGTCCTTCGATCTAAACATCCTGATCATGTATACCACCCTTCGTTAAGGTTTTACCCCCGAATCGGCTCCGAGGGCAAAATAAAAACGCCTATTCGGCGGTAATGTGTACAGTATCTTTGCTCTTAAACATCCTGATCATTGTCAACACCCTAATAACTTCCAAAGCCAGAGGTCGGGATGATGGTACGTACAAAGCTTTACTCTCTTTATCACACACAGGATTTTCGCCGCATCTATTCAATCGCTATCCAGTCAACGATTATGCTTCCAAACGAGTTTGGTCCTTCAATAGCCCCTGTAAGCGAAAACCCGTTCGAAAGAAATGCAATATTCGATGCTGTGAATGTAAATGGGACTGGTTGTGATGATGTAGATGCGTATGGTTCCCATTTAGTACCATTAGACATCAGGAAAACCACGCCCTTAAATATGTTCGCGTAAACGTTCATTGAAAACCGCAAGACCAACATACGTGGAGCAAAACCAAGACCACTAGCCGATATTGTAAATGGTGTATCTATCTCGGATACAGGTATAGATCCTGAAGCGAGTTTGCTTAATGTGCTAATTTGACCAATTTTGGTCGCAAGTTGTGCAAACGTATCGCTGCCTGATGCCGGTACGCCTTTGCCAGTAATCGCGGCAGCGATTTGGGTTTTACCATTACTGGCAGATGTAAAAAGCTCGTTGATTGCGGCGACAGCATTGCCCTTGGCCGTTGTCTGTAAGCTTGCGAGATTGCCCACGGCGGCATTTACTTTGGCCTGCGCCCCTGACGGTGTTTCTGCTGCATCTGCTTTAGCTTGGGCCGCAGCTGCGGCCAAGTTTGCCGCATTTGCCGTAGTTTGGGCTGCTGCAGCTGCATCATAGGTCGTTTTCACCGCCAACTCTGTTGCAGCAACGTCTTCCCGAGTTCCGCTGGTGGAGTTTGAGAGCCGCACGATCCCCGCTTCGGTCAACGAAGCCGGTGGAACATCAATGTCCTGCAATTCCTCCCTAACATCTCCTATGGCTTGATCAATCTTATCCCAGTTATCATTCAGCATCGTTTGGATGTTAAACGTATCGGATCCATCTACCACTGGGTCCTTCTTCAGCAAATTAAGATTTGGGGTGTTACTGGCCAATTGGATCACCTCCTGCAAATTTGTTTAATTGCATCTGTTCAATTTCATTTAGCATAAGGACACCATGAATATCTCGAATCAGCAAATAGCTAAATTCATAAACCACATCCAAATGCGCAGGCTTTATTTCTTCGATGACCGCCTTCAAATCATCAAGGTTTGGGGGAATGCCCAGAGTATCCACGAATTTAATGGTGAAACTCCACTCTGCAGGTTGAAAGCTTACATCTACTGTTCCGCCATCATACGCTTCCGCTACGCTCTTCACCAAACGTCCGGAGAACTTTCCGCTGCCACGCAGTTTCGACTCAACGACAGCGCGGCGTTGATCCAGCGGCTTACTTAAGTCGGTCGTGATGCCGAGCTCACTCTCCCAGCGATCAAGGCCCCAAGTGGCCGTGCGCACAAAGAACTGCTGCAGCGTCTCGTCCAACGCCGCGAAGAGCTGGTCCATCTCGGCGCCCTTGGCGTTCATATCCGCCTGCATGACCCGAGAGGTTTCGTAATAGTTAGGGAGGTAGGAGAACATTTCACGTCCCCGTGGACTAGTTATCAAGGAATCACTCATGCACGTCCACCGTCCCCAACACAGCGACCTGACCAAAATTGATTTGAATATTAGTGTCGGAAGCCCCATTCACGGTCAAGTTGGAATAGTCAATGATCGGAGGAATATCCAACAGGATGGCGGCAATTCTCGTGAACCGTACCAGCGGATCCGCGAAAGCAAGTTGCCTTAAATATGCCGTAACTCCAGTCTCAATTTGGGATTTTACGTCAGCCAGCGAAGCTCCAGATGCTAAGGTGAGTTGGACTGAGATATTAATTGGCACTTCCTCGGCAGCCATCACTGTGACGATCGGCCCCGCCGGCGCTGTCCCCTCTCCCTGCCCATCCTGGGTAGGATCGATATAAGCTTGAACAGCTGCAACGATCTCCGCATTGGCCGCGCGCTTGTTTGCGTCCAGTAGATATACTCCGACTGTTCCCGGTCCCTGCCACAAAGGCTTCACTTGGACTCCACCTACGCCGGGAACCTCCCCTGCCCATTGGATATACTGCGCTTTGTTTCCGCTTGTTCCCTGGCTCCGGACGCGAGCGTAAAAGCGTTCAAGCAGTGATTCGTCGGATTCGACGTCCGCCCCGCCGGATGTGGGTGTCGGGTTTGTCACCGCAGTAATGCCGCTAATCGATGTGGCCAACACCACAATCACACCTGCCGGCACTACCCCGGCCCGCCCCGGAACAAGCGCGCGGATCGGGGCCACTCCTTCACCTTGCTCGTCCAATGTGACAGATGCTGTCGTTTCGTACTCAATGGACGACTCACCAGTCACTTCGTCCGCCGGCGTCGCCACCACCGTACCCAACGGAACCACCCTACCCGGTGTACCAGTGAACCTGACTTCGCCAATCGCAGCCACCGCCGGCCGCCGGGTCACCCCGTGTTCCGCGGCGCGAAGATCGAGATACTCTCCGAATGCAGTACTGGCGAACCCGCGCTGCAGCACCTGCTGCGCCCAAATGGCCGCTTCGGATAGGAGAAACGCAACCGGTGCCTGTGCATCCCAGATAAAAGATCCCTCGGATTTATCGATATCCGCGGGCACCCGGTTCAGCATGCGCTGCATAATCTCGTCTTCGGTCTGGTCTTGCAAATAAAGCGGTAAGTCTGCCATTAGCCCACACTCCCTTCAATTACCGTTTCCTCATCGCGTACATTCGTAATTCGGCAGGTAAAATAGCATGCGTCGTCCCGCCATTCAAACGTAAAATCACCGACATTTGCCGTCCGAGGATCAACCATAAGTGTCTCGGTAACGATCCTCTGAATTTCACTCTCCTGGATGGCACGGCTGTATCCCTTCCCTATCAAGTCGTCAAATTCTTCACCATGATCGCGGGAATATATCAGATGCCGGTACCGCGGTGTCCGGATCGCCTTCTGACACCACACCACCCAGGCTGTCGTTTCATCGGCTGCAGCCACTTTCCCCGTCGGAGTCATCACAAAATCGCCTGTGTCAAAATCAAACCGCCAGCTCCGCCCGAACGCAACTTCCTCCGTAACAGAATCTATCGGCTCAAGTTCAGTCCAATCATCCTCAATATCTTCCGGAAAAAGGTTAGCCATTATTGTTATTCACCACCCGGCAAAGCACCACAAAATCAGCTCCGCCATTTGTTGGCATAACTAATACCCGTTCGCCAGGCATAAGCCCTGCAGCGAGGTTTACTCGAACGTCCTGAATTAACGAAGGTTCGAAATCAAATCTAGTTCTAGGAGAGGGCGCTCCATTCGGATTATCTTCCGAATCCGGTAGAACTGTCGTACCGATCAGATAAAAAGCCGGTAGATGCAGCGTAGTTAGGAAATCGGCAACTAGGTAATCCTGGATCTCGTCCCTGAAATTATCCAGTTTTAACCCAGTTTCCGTGATGGTTCCCAGCTCTGCCGGAACACCGGCCAATGCCTCACCGGCCCCCTTCCTAATCTGAGCACGGAACGACTGGACCATTTCCTGAAACGGATCAGTCATAATTAAGGAAATACCTCCTTCTCACAATTTCTGGCCATGTTAGCTCCAGTGTCATGTGGCCTGGATCACCAAGCTCATGCAATACCGATGTGACGATTAATCGCATATTGCTGTATATTACCGCATCCCCAGCTCGTATCGTGTTCAGGTCCGTGCATGTAACAGTGAATGTCTCTTGCACTCCGCTGAGCATAGATTCACCCAGCTTTTTCGCCGCCGCTGCCGTCTTTACATCCTCGTCCTGGACCATGCGCTGCAGCGTTCCGAATTTGGAGGTTTCCCCGGTAACGATTGCCAGAATTTTGCTTGGAAGCTCCACTTTGCTGTTGGATTTCACCTTTTTTGTCTTTTTATCCACTTGTCCACCGTACAGGCGACCTATTTCCTCCAGAGTCATATTTGAGGTATCCGGTTCGCTAGAAGAAGTCCTGGATTTCGATTTAGCTTTACGATCCTCTGTTCCGATGACTTTCACCTTCGTCACCGTTCCTTCGAGAGTTCGATGTTGATTGGTTTCCTCGATCGCTTGCAGAATCCAAACGTCCTGATTGCTTCCCACCTCAAAGAGCTCAAGTCCAGTCGTTGTCATCCGCGGAATATACATGTCCCCGCCGGACTTCACCGTCTCCTGCAGGTCGGCAGTTATCATGTTGTAGATCGGCCGGGCGCGGTAGACGGCCTTTTTCAGTTTCGTTTTGGTATCCGGTACCGTCGAAAGTTTTATTCCCCAATCGCTGGCATATTTCCGTAAGCGCTGAGCTGCCGTTTGACCTGCCGGCAAGAGGTACTCATCCTCCGACTTCGCCAAGTAGATCGTTCGATCATACACGGTAACCGTCATGTGTTTCGTGTCTCGGTTGCTGCTGTCGCACTCCCAAACGACACCGGGATTAAGAAGCGGGACCATCGTTTCCGTCCCGAATTTGATGCCGCTAATCCGGATCGGTTGCCCAGGCTGCATATCCGGAAAATCAGGAGTCACTTTCAGCCGAATGTTTGCCTGGTACGAAATTTGATCCAGGGAATCTTTCAGAGAGATACTCTCGATCAACTCCCGTAGATAATACTTGTCTTGATAAACAACCTCGTAACTCAAGACGGCATCACCAGCTTTTGCCCCGGCTTAATCTTATTGGGATCAGGTCCGATCATTTTCTTATTCAGATTGTAGATCGCCTGCCACTTTGAGCTATTCCCGAGTTCCAACTTTGCAATTTTGGAGAGGGAATCTCCAGACCTAACGACATACGTTTTCGCCGGCTTCTTCGTATCCGCACGAGCCGTTTTCGTCGCCTGCTTCGTCGCACTTGCTGTTGTTGTCGGAGCGACTTTGGTATGCACCTTCACTTCCCTCCAAGTACGCGCCGTCAGGTCAAAGTATACGTCCCCCGGCTCCCCGCCTTTGAACGTTGTATCGTGCGCGGAAATGAGTACCAGCACGTTAACAGGTGTCTCCGTGATGATCAGACGTACCGGTTGCTTGCTTGCCGTCATCTTGGTCAGAGTCTGCATTGCCTCGAGCGGGTCCGGAATATCTTTGTAATTACAATAGGAGTCGTATGCTGCAGGAAAAAAAGAAGAGAAGGCGATTTCCTTCACCTTCTCCCCCGTTGGAAAGTCGAATTCTCCGAGAGATAAAATATTGACCGTTTCATACCCCTTCCCGCGGCTTATCCTTATCTCTTCTGGGTTGACAGGAAAATAAAAGTCCTTCCCGTCTGACTCTCTTAAAAGAATCTCCATGGTTCGACCTCCTATTTTAAATTCTGCTGCGCAGCCCGAAGTGCGGCACCTAATCTCAGACCAGTGAGATACACTATATTGTCGACATCGATCTCGTCCTTCTGAACAGTCATGTTGACCAGCCCTGGCGGCATATTCACGTTAATGGTGATCTCCTTCTTCAAGTCGTTCAGTGGGGTCACAATTTGGTTGATCTGTTCCTCTGGCAATTGAAACTGTTGCGTTTCGCCTACTTTAAGCGGGGAAAGATATTCAGTTGTTAATGGAGGGATTTTGTACATCGGTTCTACATTCCCATTCAGAATATCTCTCGATGATGCCGTTACAGGGTACATACTACCATCACCCAATTTTGTCGGCACTTTCGGCTGTCCAAATACATCTGTCATATCTACGCCGGCAATTTCTGTATTTATGACCCACTCCCAAAACTTGCGTTTGAAATCGTACCACTTAGCAGGTTCATTTTGAACCCAGGACCAGTCCGTTGTTTCTGCAGGATTGAAGTCAGATGTGTAGTTTTCCATCTTCTGCTGCTTATTCTGATCACGTAATTCATTGACTCTATTCAGGCCTTGGTTCATCGTTTCACCAATGCCAATACCAGCCATTCCTGCTAAGGCTGCAACAATACCGTATATACCAGCTGAGGATAACCAACTTGCTCTTGTTCCATAGGTTGCAACGCGTGACATCCCTTCAGCGCTGCCTTCAATTACTGTTCCAACCGTTGCTGCACCGGCCCCAGTTGCGACGCTAGTGGCTACAGAAGATCCTGCCGTAGTAGTCGCTGTAGTGGCAGCCTTTCCCCCAACACCGAATAAACTCTTAACAAGATCGACTACCTTTTTCCCACCAATTTTTTTAAAAAGCCAACTCCCACCAGCTAAGACAGCCGCGTCTGTAGCCAAAGCTTCCAATGTATTACCAACAGAAGGCTCAGTAATAACATCTGTGTTTTTATCTAACACAACTGTTCCAAGCTTCTTGACAATCTCCCCAGGATCAAGGGCTTCAAGGAACGAGGTGAAGAACGCTTCGCCAGCAGTTCTCCCTGCACTCACGTAGATGGACTCGTCACTCGATTTATCGCTGACTATACCCAATGCTCCCATGATGAAACCCTTCAATCCACCACCAAGAGCACTGCCAATCTCAGAGGATATATTATCCAAGGTGTTTAGACCGCCGGAACTCATCCAGTCCGAAAACGACTGCCCAATTACGGTGTCCCAAACGATGCCAACTTTTCCGAAGAAGTCTGCGTTTTGGAAGGCTGGGTCGTCCCCCAACTTCCAAACCTTTTCGAATTTATCAGCCACCCAATCGGTCGCCTTTTTCGCCGTCTTTTGGAGCATATCGCCCCAATGCTGGATCGTTTTCTCGTTGTTGTCGAGCCAGTCACCGATTTTCTGTAGCCGCGGTTGAACGGCCAGTCGGATACCTTCGCCCCAGCGGAACAACAGCTTGTTGCTGAAAACCTCCTTCATCCGATTCCATAGACCAAGGAGGGTTTTTTCCTGCTTTTTCATCCCTCCGCCGAAATCTTGCTGCATCCCCTTAAGGATAGCTTTAATTGACTGCTCTGCCGGAAGAAGGCCCTGGGATTGCAGGTCCATAACTGCAGCCGTTGAAACACCTATCGCTTTTGCAAGGTAATCGTAGGCATTAATTCCGGCCTCGGTTAGTTGCAACATTTCATCGCCTTGGATCCTGCCCTTGGCACGCATTTGTCCAAAGGCAAGAACAACACGATCAATCCCCTCTTTGCCTTTCCCCATTGAACCGGCCCAATCCCCGATTGTTGTCAGATCCGGTATGATGTCCTCTTGCTTCCACTTAAACGCCAGCATACGCTGGGCATTGTCCCGCACACCTGCAAAGTCAAAAGGAGTTCGTTCGGCGAACTCCTTTAACTCATCCATAAACGTTTGAGCCTTGGATGCGGATTTAAGCATTGTTTCAAAGGCTACGCCTGCCTGTTCCATCTGACCGGATAGGTTCAAGGGGGCAACCACCCCGCCATATGCGGCGCCACCAGCGGCAAGCATACTAGGAAGAGAGAACAAAGAGTTTTTAATGCCGCTTAATGCTCCCAAAGCGAGATTCTTGACACCAACGGTAATACGCCATGTTTTCCGGGTTAGACCGGTCAGAGTCGTGCCGATCTTCCCTGCCGCAGAGGTAACGTGATCGACCAGCCGCGCTTCCGGTTTGGCCACGATCCGATCAACCCTATTCATCGTGCGGGTAACTTTATCAGCCGACGCTGTCGCCTTGTCCTTAAGAGATGCGGAAGGGTTGATCTTCGTCTTGCCAAGAGCAGCTGCACGGCGCTGTGTTTGCTGCAGCAGTTTATCCATAGCTTTAACGGCTCTCTCGGCTTCTTCGACCCCATCGGTCCCGATGACCAGGTCCAAGCGGTAGAACTCTTTGTTATCGGCCACGAATTACCCTCCTCCCTTTCACCCGTACGCCGGCATTTGGTGAGTGTGGTACAGGTTTGCTTAAATCATCCAGTTCCTTTTGAGTAAAGGCCACCAACAGCATCCTCTCGCCCTTGGGTAAAGCCCAAAAAGCCCCGGGGCGTAGATGGTGCCGTACCCACATGTGGTACAACACCGTCGTCGTCCCCCCGGAGCTGATCAGTTTTTTACGTCTTCGATATCGACCCCGAAGCCGGAGATCTCCAGCACTTTATCACCAACAGCATCCAATTCGCCGGCCAGAAGCAAGCGGCGAACCGCCTCTTCTCCGCCGGACAATTTTAATCGGCTAGTGATCCGTTCGTCTCCCCATCCGGAGAGTTTCAGGCCCTTGACTTCAAGTGCCGATGTCGCCTCTTTGACCAGCGCAGCATTAAACAGTTCACTGTCCACTTTCTCGGTGGTCTGGCCTTTCACGGTTTTCCGTATCGTGCAGCGCTCGCGGATCGCATCCACCTTACTGGATGTCAGGCCTTGCAGAGTGATCCGTAGATCAAGACGTTTAATCAAAACAGTCTCCTCCGGCAGATTAGTTACCGTTTCGAAGAGACTGTCCAGAATCGCCTGTTCATTTAATTGTTCGCTCATTCTATACTCATCCTTCCGAAATCAAATTTTATGGTCCCTCGATCGGATCTAACAGTTCGTAATCCTCAAAAGTAAACGGTGTTTCTTCCGTCACCTCTTCGCCGGCAGTCCAGTTTGCCAATTGCACTTCGTCGGGCATGCAACGGATAAGCCGGATGGTTTCATACCCGTAGGCTTCCGGATCTTCCAGCTTGGATAGGATGTCAAACTTCGAGAAATCCCGTTGAATCATCTTCGACGTTACCTTATATCCACTCATGGTGCCCGTCCCCCGCTTAGCACCAATTTTAAACTGCACCCAGTTGTGACCTACTAAATTCAGCTCACGCTTATCGATCGCGACTTTGGCGTCCAAGTGGTTAATATTCGTTTGCCACTCACCGTCGATATAGGCCTGACCAAATGTGCCAAGTATTACACGAGACGGATCCAATCCTGGTCCTTGTGCCATCCTATTTCACCCCTTTATTGCACGTAGAACGTGCCAAAAATTTGTTCCATGACATCGGTATCGTCTGCCGTCCAGACCAGAAATACTTGATCATCTTCAGGCGTGTATTGCGGTGCGCTTCCATAGAAACGTGGATCAAGTGTTACATCGTAGCCGGTGCCCTCAATTACATTGCTTTGGGCTAACGTACGCAGATACTCTTTCCCTGCTCCAATCAGCGCCAGCCGGCCTTCCTCGGTGTTGTTTACCTTGCCGATATAGGCATCTTCAGCTGTCCGCTGCAGGTCCGCATTGATTTGGTCCATGACACGAATCTTGCGAATCTTTTTCCAGCCCTTGTTCTGCCCATCGCGGAGCGTCACAAGACTGTTCACACCACGAAGCACCTTCACACGGCGGCCATCGTGCACGAGCAGGAACACGCCTCCTTGTACTGCCTGCTCTTGTTCGGAACGGGTCCAGCGCCGCGTTACGTCTTCGAACGGGGATGCCGCATATGTTGTTGACTGGCTGAGCGACTGACCGGCGACCAAGCCAGCAACCCAAGCAGCCACCTGGGCAGACGAATATGCCTGGCCATTCAACACAGCACCGGTGCCAACGTTCACGACTCCCTCGTGGTCGATGGCGGCGCTGCGTGCCACCGCTTTGCTCACGGCGTCAGCTGCGGTATCGTCTGCAGCGGATCCGCCCAGCACGGCGATAATGCCTTTGCCTTCACTGCGCATACGCTTCACCCAAGCGACGACGCTGGCTCGCAGAGCAGCATCTGATACGCCGTCGAGAGCAAGCACGTGAAAGTCCTGCGTTTCGAACGCAGACAAAGCCGCCACATAATCGGCATTTGTGATCCCGTCGATGCCGCTGTCCCCGCCACTAAAGGGAACATCAGATACGTCTGCCAATGTGCCTTCATCGACTACCTCGGCCGTGATCCATACATTGGATGTGTCAGCATTGATCGCAGCCGCAGCTGCTTCTGCGGTTCCATCTGCCACCGAGAAGGTTCGGAGCAAGGTCGTGCCCTCATAAAGTAATAGATCCTTATTTCCGGATCCAGACAGGCTTGGCCGAATCGTTACCCTGAAGTTGTTCCCGCGTTTACCCGGATATTTTGTTTTAAGTAGCACGGAATTGGCTGCATCCGTACTGTTTAGGGTAAGCGATGCCGCCGCAGCATTGTTAGCAATCCGATAGGCAAGCAACTTTTGCGGTCCACCCAACAACGCAAGGTAAAGCGTCGTCAAAGCAGTCGCTCCACCGGTTTCATCCTCCGTAAACAGCTGTTTGATCGCTGCTTCGTTTGCCACTTCCGTAAATTGCCCAACCGGCCCCCAGTGCGCTTTAATCGGCACAACGACCACACCGCGCGCGCCCGGCTGGATAGCCGTTCCTGCGGCAGCAACAAAGTTCGTAAAAAGCCCGGGCAGTACCGGCATATCCGTCAGATTCCAATTTCCTCCTGCCACTTATTTCACCTTCTTTTCTAAGAATTGTTTGATGAGCCGTTTCGTTTCATCGATCGAAAGTTCCTTGTCATTTACTCCGTGCAGCGCACCAGCCAAAACTTCCGGTTGAACAGCAAAAAGAGCTTCAGCGTGAGCTGATAGCTCCGATATTGAGTAGCGGGGAGCAACCAGTGTGCTAGCCTGCTTCTCCTGCTTTTCAGGCTTTTCAGCCATATGAACCACCTACCTGATATTTGGTTTGTAATATACAGAACGGATTAAAGGCGCCTCCTCATACGGACGAGCAGTTCGCCTGGACAACGTGATCGTGATCTGACCCTCACGAATCGCGTCAGCGCCAACGGCAGCCCTAGGATCGCTCACAGTTAGAAAGCGTCGGTCGACTGGGTCAAGCGGGATCTTAATGGAGCTTCCGAGTGCATCGACCAAGGCATGCACTCCCGCGTGTTCGGGGTGTTGGGCATCACCGAGAACATGCACCGAAAAACGCTTCGTAACCCGGTACAATGCCATCCCGATCATAGCCACATCAATCCCGGTAACCCGCCACATGATCGCAGGCCGATTGTATCCAAGCGGCCAGTACCCGTTATACACAGTCCATTCAGCTCCTAAAACGCTGGTTGTCCAAGCCGCAAGGGCCGGAACCCACGGATCACTCGTGATCTGGCCATCCGTACCGACCGGCTGCAAGGCCATAACAGCGAATTGCATGCCGCGGGTAATGGCGTCCCAGTCTTCGTCCACAACGTCTTGGCTAGCGGATCCGAGATAAACGCAAGAAAAGACCTCGCCGGTCTCCGTGGTAAGCATTTGCTTATCCAACGCGGCGATGATCTTTTTCTCCAATGAGTCCACGTGACCAAAAGTCGATCGGGACACGTATGGCCAAACCTCCACGATCCGGCGAAAACCGGCCCAGGGAGACTCGTCGTCGTCCTCGCCTTGAAGAATTACAGCGTAAGGCTTCTGGCTGTCTTCCTCAGCTGCATGAGGCTCGAAAACATCCTTAAGTTCTGGAACAGTGGAAAGCAGCCTTTCGCGGATAGCGTTTCTCATGGCCTCGACCACCATTTCACTAGAGTCTCACGAATTTTGATCCTGTATTTCTTTGCTGTCGGTTCAACAACCGCTCGCGGCTTGGTACCGGGATGTTTGACCGCCTTGATGGGATGGGAAGCACCCTTCCAATACAGCGCCTTTTTATTCTTCGGACGAATGATATGGGGCTTGGAGCCTTCCTCCAGGATACCGCCGTACTGGACACCGTGAGCGAGATACATCCGGATTCTGTTCTTACCAGCCGGCTCCACGCCGGAATGCAATGCTCTGCGGGCTGTGGCAGTTTGATCCTTCCATGGCGCCGATGCCTTCATATCGCCCTCCGCTTGCCTACTCAGGTTATCCACCAACGCTAGAGTCCCAGCCTTCTTCCGCTTCATGTACTCGATAGCCCCTTGTCCAAATTCGCCCATTTCACTTCACCCTTTCCAAATCCGCCTGATAACCGACAATAACTCCCTGCACAACTTGTGGCTGTACGGAGATCACCTCGAACGTCTCTCCAAGTGCCTCGAATCGGTCAGTTACATTAGGTCCGGCTTTGATGTCGGCATGTTCGTCCGCCAACAAACAGTAAATTTTGTCGGTTTGCTTCGTGCCGGCCAGAACAGATACAGTTTGAGATAATAATGATCTGGTAATGAAGATCCGGACGACGATAGGTGGAAGGTTCGATTCAACCTCCTCATATCCACCACCCTTCCGGACCTTTTCCTTTCGATGGATTGTAATTTGTGTCGGGTTTTGCGAGATGTTCCAGGCGATATGCTTACGCCGCATTGCTGCCATATCCTCAATCATCAAAGTACCTCCGGCGGACAAAAACGGATCATGACACCAGATGCCTCCTTCCCAGCTGAAGTTGTTTCAAGTTCAGCATACTGTTTTGCCATTGAAAGTGCATGGTTTAGCCGGTCTTTCAACGACGTCAGGTCATATTTTTCTGTCCCCGCCGAATAGCTTTCAATGTCCCCCTGCAGCAGCCCCGCCTTTTCTAACCAACCAGCGGAAGCGGCCCCATAAAGGCTGTCCGCTTCCACCAGCAGCAGATCAATCTCGGCATCAAGAAAATTCGTATCCGCTTCTGTGCCCTCGGCCGGGATTACTTCGTTAAGAAGCTTCCGCAAGCGGGCACGAAGCGCAATGCTTGGTTCCATTCACTTCACCTTCCTTATTTGCCCGGGAAAGTGATCTCCTGGACGTTTTCCTCGACGGCAGCGAAGACACCACGCCATACATCGCCGACGATTTGAGATTCGACCAAACGAGTCAGGTCACCCATAGTCGCTTGAATTTGCAAGGGCTGCTTGATCAACTCTTTAAAGCCACGTTTCGGCCGGATGAGGTAGGCTTTGCCGGCCGGAACACCAGGGTAAGTGTAGGACTTCTTCGATACTTGTGCTTCCCATCCATCATAGAAGATGACGGTGCTAATTCCTTCAAGTGCACCATAAGGCGTGGCTTGAATTGTAAAGCTACTCATGGCATCCTTGATGTCCTCCTGGTTAGCCGAGTTGGCCAGCAGGATGTTACCCGGACGTTTGGCCGTACGAGCATCCGTCAACGCCTGACGAAGCGTTTCGCGAAGGCTGAGGATATAATGCGCTCCGCTTGCATCCGCCAATTTCTTGCCTTGTTCATTAACATAAACAGGCCCCGTTTTATTGGCCGCCTTGTAAGCGAATTGGATGATTGGCGAAAGATGCAGATGATTCAGCAGGGCGTTATGGGCTTCCCCAAAGGCTTTATTCAGCGTCTCAAAGTTAAAGGTCTGGTTGAAAATTTCGAGCTCTTTCGTGTATTCAAAACCGGCAGTGTACCCTTTGATCCGGGCAATCGGGCCTTGTTCAGCCAGAAGGCTGCCGAACTTAACTTCTTCACCTTCCAGATGCTCAAGGAAGACAACAGATCCATATTGAGCCCACTTCGCCTCGAACTCCTTTGGAAAATTCGAGTCGCTTTTTGTTTCATAAATCGGACCATAAAGCAGAGGTACTTCCTCGCGTCCAAGTTCGACGTCGAGGACAACCTTCTGCAGGAGTTCCTTCCGGCTATTCTCACTGGTCAGCATCTCGCCGATCGGTTTATCGAGTTCGTACGTCTCCATCTCGCCATTGACGATCTTCTTGGTGACCTCCTCAACCTTCCCGTTCAACAAAAAAGGAACCGTGGTTTCGACGGTTCCCTGACGACGTTCGGCCTTTAATGTATCAGCGGTAATAAATTTTGCCATATTCACTTATCCCTCCTTAAACTTGCGGTCCCAAAAGGAACCAAATGACGTTGTTGGCATCTTTGGCTGAAGTTACCCGGCCGACCCGTCGGAACGGAACTGCAGGGGACCCGCCGTCATCGGCAGCCTCGGTAAATTTCTTCGTCGTGTCATCCCAGTAGACTGGTGTGCCAACGGCGAATTCCTCCGTGGTTGTGATCTGATCGGTTTCGTATTCAGCCTGTTCGATATCCAGAATGACTTCCGCCGTTTCGCCGGCGCCCGTCTTTACGGACTGCATTGCCGCGCCGAAGAAGCCATCGATTAGGTAAAACTGTTGCGATACGATTTCGGTGTTGGCCGGGATGGTGACACGGACAGATTTGCCGTCGCTGACCTTGGCGCGATAAGAGTGATGTACGGTGCTAGGCACCGGTTGGCCTTTGTATGACATGTGATTCCCTCCTCAAAGTTATATTAGATTAGATCGACGCCCGCTTAACCCGAAGGTTTTTCGGAGCATCCGACTTACTGCCTCCGCCCCCGCCAGTTCCGGCAGGTTTGTCCGTATGGATGGCGTCCACCATCCCTTTGACGACCGGATCGGCCAGGAAATTGTCCATTTCGCCGGCGATCTGCTCCTTGGTTGCATCAGCGGCGATCCCGCGCGCATGGTAGGTCCAGAGTTTGCCGAGCGCCGTCTCTGGGTTTTGCAGCTCCTTCCGGACAGCCTCAGATGTCACTTTGCTCTCTAGCATTTCACCGATGATCTTGTCACGGCCGGCGGAAGCCTCCTTGTCTGCAGCGGCCTTAAGCGACTTGAACAGAGCTTCCACATCCATTTCCCCGCTGACGCCTAGGATTTCGGCAGCCTTCCCACTGATCTCCAGCGCCCGCTGCACCTCCTTTGCTAACTCCGGCGTCAGCTCAGCGATCACTTGATCATTGGTTAATCCCATCTCACCAGCAATCATTCCCAACGTGATCGTTTTGTTGCCGTGACGTTTCTTCAGTTCTTCAATTACTTGAGCCCATTCCACTTGCTCACCATCTCCTTTCATTTCCCCGGGGCCTACCCCGTCTAAATCCCACATCTCCCCACTTGCTGCGACGATGCGCGTCGGCATCCCCATCCTGTCCAGGGGTGTCCAATCAATTGAGAGGGGATCATAGGCAACTACCTGAGTTTCACCAGCGACATTTTTAAGCGTTGGGCGACCAAAGATGCTTACCTGTTTGATGCGTTTTCCCTTAATCCAGCGCTTCAGGTCTTCTTCCTTCTTGTCGACGATCCCCCGGAAGTACGCTGCGGTCTCAGTCATCTTCGCACCAATCCAGTGGGTTGCGGGGTCGATAAACTGATTTGATACATCTTCGGGCTTTTGGTGGCCCTTGAAGCCCGCCAGCGTCCTTGTGTTAACGGCGTCAACGATATCCTTCAGCGCCTTATGGGTGTAATTCCAGCCACGCTTCGACTTCCCGACCGGGACCTCCACGACAACTTCAAGTGGATCGTTATCCCCTTGCTTGATCGCATCGATGTCCACCCCAGGAGCAGGAGGAATATCATCCACGCTCATTTCGCCGGAGATACCAGCGAATAAGCGAAAAAGGTTACTCTTCTGCTCCGCCATCTCGCCGCAAATCAGAATCTTCATTTTTTCGTTTCACCCCCTCTCCTAGCTAAAGCAATTAAGCCCCAGCTAATAGACTCAATGGCCTGTTCCCCTGCAACACTAGCTCCATCTGGTTCAAGTGAACAAAAATGAAGATGAAGCAATTCGTGAACTAGTGTTAATTCCATGTCATTAGGTGCAATTGCATCTGGTGGGTAATCGATCGGATCAAGAATACTAATTGCAGCCATTTTCTGTGTTAGTTCCCACGAACACGACCCACACACATTATGGATTGGCATGTCCCTGCCTCGCTTAATCTCAACGACTACAATCCAATCCTGAAGCCGAAGGGTTTTCTGCCATTCGGCGCATTTGGCGCGCAGCTCCTCTTCCGTCAAAATAACTTCCTTCAAATCGTCTCACTCCTTTCAGAGGCAAAAGAAAAAGCCGCTCATTTGAGCGACTCCTCTATCTTCGTTACTGTTATTGTGCACCTCCCATATTCCGGAGAATCAGTAATTTCCGAATCATTCCGTCCAACCATATTGGCCATGACATTGTAATGACTTTGGAATGCTACAACTTCATCGGTATCCTTAATAAGCATGCCTTCACCAGACACTCCAAGGTGGCTAAAGTGAAAATCATTTAGTTCAATTTCCTTATGCTCCTCGACTTCATGTGCTTCTGAAACAGGAATAACAGCGATGGTTACCTTGTCCCAACCCTTATTACTGAGGTGTTCCTTCATATCTTTCGTTGTTCCATCTATGATGAACAGCTTTTCCCTAGTTCGATCTTTCCACATCTGACGAAGCTCTTCTGCAGTAGGTATCAACGGGAACTCAAACTCTATACCACCCTTATCCGACACAAACATACCTCCTAAAATAGAAAATACGACTATATAATAACTCACTACGACAAGGAAATCTATTCCACTGCGGAATATATGTTCGTGTACCAATCTTCCAAATCCGGGTGCTTCTTCGGGTCTTTGGACCATTCGTTCAAACGGCGCATAAAGCTGTCCGTGTCCTCATGGACTGAGATCAAAACACATAGGCAATTTGGATGTGCCGGCATCGGCGGCTCCTGTCCGGGCGGCCAAACACCTTTTCCTAGACCATGATCGGCATTCGCCAACTCGTCGCAAATGTCCGGTACCGGATGCGATCCGGATAAAACCCACTTCATGCCGGTATAGGACGGCGAAACCGACGCCGCAGCGATCGTCCCTTCCCCGAAGGCGGCAGCCGTTTCCGTCCGGACGAGTCGGAGAGTCTCATAGGAAATATCCTGCGGTATCCGACTTCCCATTCGCTCCATCATCTCAGGATAGTCAACAGCTAGCGTCTTCCGGCCGCGACGTACGTATTTTTCCAACCGCCTGGCAGTCTCAACCGGGTCCTCACCGGTGGCAACGCCGTCTTGGATAATCTCGCTCATGGCTATCCGATATTTCTGGTCTTTCTGCCAAATCCGGTCTGAGAGGTGGAGCCCGTTTTGAGTACGTGCCCAGACCGCTTCAACCGCCCGCTCGTTAACACGAAAAAATGAACGCTGCAATGGCGCCTTAGCCAGCTTAGTTTTGCTGATCTGGTCCATCGTCACTTCCATACTATAGGTGGAGCCCGCTTCAACAGCTTTAATGATGTCCTTCTGCAGCAGCTCCGTGAGTGATTCGCCGATACCATACTGCTTCAGTGAGTTTCGTAACGCGACCAGGTATCGCATGTTCATCTCGCTGCCAGTACCCAGACGTTTAAGCCTGCGAATCTCCTTGGCGATTTTATCGGCAGATCGAATAAATATACTGCGGACCGCCTGGTCCTGACGCAGCCGAAGGTCGACATATTTTTTACGTGCGGCCAGGGCAAAGTGAGCGTACGGTCCGGCGATCAATTTCAGTTGTTCCAGGAGTCGCTGCGCGGAGAACTCATCTGCCACGGACTACACCTCCAGCTCCCTTTTTTCTCTATCCAGTCCTTCTCCGTCCTCAAGTCGCGAAAGGAATAGGGCGGTCTGGACGATTCGAGCCTTCTCGCCTGGGATTTCCTCGTCATCCGATTCGTAATCCAGCATCGTATCGATCCAAGCTTTAAGGAAATCAACTGCAGCCTCAAGTGATATAAATCTGCCGGCAAGTGCCTTATCGAGCGCCTCAACAATCGTTTTAATCTCCGTGGCCACGTCCTTGCTGTCCCGCGGATCGATTGTTTCCCAGACCAGATCTGTCTCATACGTGGAAAATGAGATATTCTCGGCCTGCGAAATCATGGCCAGGACCATGCGGCACATGAGTTGCCATGAATCAGCAAACGTTTGACGTTTCCGCTCGATCTTCTGTATGAAGACCGGCATCTGCTCCTTCGTTGAAGCCAATGAAGACGGCGTATGGACGCCAAACACAAATTCAGGCGTTTCAGACGCAGAAACAATGCAATAGAAAATAAACTCCAATAGCGTAGTAGCATCCCCGGTAGCAGACTTCGCCTCGATAAAGCCGGCATCCTCCTCGGATTGAAGAAGTATTAATTCGTGACCATTGAGGTTAATGGTCCCGCCTTTTTTTGCAAAATCAGCAGGGTCATTGACGCCGAAATTGTTCCGAAGAAATGCCGCGACGTCTTTGAGCTTTAATTTAAGCCGCGGCGTGCTGTGCATCTTGGACCCCTGAACAGCATGCAGAAACACGTCATGGTAAATCTTAAAGAAGGGTTCAACAGATTCGAGATCCGATTTACCAAATGCCATAGTTTCATCCGTTTCGTTCTTGAAATGAATGATCGGGATGAACCCCCATGGATTCAGTATTTCCCCCTCTTCCAGTTCCGGCGGTTTATCGCCCTCAATCTCAATTTTTCGGCGTTCCGCGCTGATCCGCTGCTTAATCACAGCCCGACGTTTTGCCCCTGAATCGTCTGTCCACTCGCTTGTTGACTCCAGGATGTATTCGATCGCCCTCCCGGTTATGGGGTCCCTGTTAATACCCTTGACCTGTTCCGGAGGGATGATGTTGTACACGATGCGTTTCCGATCTTCAGGATAGAGCGGATCGCCATTGCCTTCCCGAGTCAGCCAAACGAAACAATCCCCTTCCCGAATCGCATTCAAGTGCGTTCGCTGCGCCTTGCTTCGGTTCTGTTTGAAAAACTCCTGCAGACGTTCCTGGGCCATTTCGTCAGCGCTCTTTACGTCAGGCAGTCCCATAAAACCAACTGCAGCATTTACGATCTTCTTGGCGAAACCAGCGCCCAGTTTATAATTTTCGGCGGTGTTATCATAAAGCTCGCGTGCAAATTTATAATCTACTCTGGTAGTGTCCAGCGTGTAAGTCCCGCCGAACATACCGCCGTACAGACTCCACCCAAATCCATTTAACAGATTTACAATCCCACCACGCAGCCGGGACATCTCACCCGCGATCTTACCAAACACATTAGCCATATATTCTCCCTCCTCTCAACAAGCCGGCCGCAGCCGGATCAATGACCATTCCGGTTTTTGCGAATGCCAAAACAAGCGCGTCCGCCCGGTCTGGTGATCGGAGGCCCCGCTTTTTCATGTCTTTCTTTGATTCCAAAATGACACGGCCTTTACTCGTAACCGTGTACTTCCTAGTTGAAAGCTGGGCAATCAGGTCCTCATCGTTCGGAATCTGGATTTCACCAGCCTGCAGCAAGTCTCGGACGTTCGCCCAGGCTTCCGTCCCCCAGTTATCGTAATGATCATGATCGTCGGCCTTGCCTCCGTTGTGGCAATCGATCACGTCGATAAACAAGCCTTCTTCGCGAACCACCTCCCGAATCCGGTCGGTGACTCCGCCCCCAACGCCGTCATCGTCGATCTTAACGGTGCAACGCGGGCGCCCGTATTTCAACATCAGCTCCTTGGCCAAGTTGATGACCCATCCGGCAGTCTCCATGGTGTCCTTCTTGGTGTACGTCTTGATGAGGGGGACCAGTAGGCCGACTCGCGGCACAATGACCGTTTCGTCGTCACCAAAGCGAGCAACGTCAACGCCGATTTCAAGAGGCTCCGCATCCGGTATTTCAAGCTCCCCGTCTGCCCGGATGTACACTTCACGCATGGCGGCTGCCTCGGCCAATTCCAAGGGAATGAAGGTGTCCGGTTCCGCGCGGGGAAACTCCCCATCAACCCGAACCCGAACCACATCACTGTCCCTTCCGTACTGCTTTTCCAAGCGCTCAATGTTCTTGCGATTGGTCCGCTTGCTGTCCCGGGAAGAAACCTTGTGCGTTCTGAAATCTGCCCGGTTTTGATGATGCGAGCGATAAAAATACCCGCTCGTTCGAGTCGGGTTTCCGCACATCAATAATTTATTTTCCGGACCAGATAACGTGCCGTCGATCGCTTCCATGATCGGATCCGCGACACCAGAAGCTTCGTCAACGATGAACAGCATGTAGTCCTCATGGAAACCTTGCATGTTTTCAGGCTTGGTGGCCGTACGTGCCGTAGCAAACCAACGCTCCTCGTGGCCGATCATATAAATCTTGGTTTTAGTCCATTTCAACAGATTCTTGACCATCGACCCTTCGAGCCACTTGGCGACCTCTGCCCAAAGCACATCATGCAACTGCTGCCGCGTCGGTGCGGTGCAAACCACCTTCGGGTTAGGCCGGCAACAAAGGAACCAGATAACCACCCAGGCTTCAAGTGAGGTTTTGCCCACACCCTGACCGGACCGCACGCTCACCAAAGGATGATGTGCAATGTCATAAAGGACCGCGGCTTGCCAGTCATCAGGCTCAGCCATCAAGATATCCTGGATGAATGCCACGGGGTCATCCCAGTAAATATCGATGAGGGTAATGAGGTCAGAGACAACATTGTATGGCTTAACGCTCATAGCCAATCACCCTCGCACGACGGCGCTCCGCGATCTCCTTCAACGCATCCGTCCAGCTCGCCGTCGCCCCCTCAGCTCCCTGCAGTTTCTGGAGTTCAATCTGCAGGATGGCCGTCCGAACTTGCTTCTCCTCGTCTATCGCGATCAGCTTGTTCTTCAACTCAATCGCCTTCAGCTTCTTGTCTTGGACACGGGTTAGCGCCTCCTCCAGCTTTATAATATCGTCGATCGCACGATACTCCGTCTCCTCGATCTCTGATTCAACCAGCTGATGTTTGGTGATCGGAATAGTCTTTGTTTGACCTGTACGTTCGTCATGAACCGTCATTACTTCCTTAATCCCCTTAAGTTCCCATAGTACACGACGTTGTTTCTCAGTTAGCCCCTCCATAAGCCGACGTATTCGCTGCAACATACGCCGTTCCCGGATAGAGAGCAGTAAAATGGCTTCGTTGGCCTGCTGAACCGGATCAGTATCAACCTGTTCAAGAAGTTCCTGCTCGTCCTCTTCCAGGGAATCAAACCAAATCGTTTCGTATTCGCCGGTGGTGACCGCCTTTTTGTTACCCGGCGGCCCGCCAGGTCCGCCACGGTTCCCCCTCGCATTTTGATTTCCGGGGGGAGCGCCGCCACGGTTGCCTACAGCGTTTTTGTTCCCTTTTGGAGCACCACGACGTGGAGCGCTCCCTTTCCCTTCAAGTGGAGCGCTCCCTTTGAGCTCTGCATCCCAATTGTCCAGAGTCTTCCACTTTCTAACTTTGTTATCCGGAATAGAAAGAGCGGCAGCGATGTCCTTAAGCTTCATCGTTCCTCCGCTCTCGAGCCACATTCGTTTAGCCTCGTCCCGTTCAGGACTACGTGCTCTAGCCATTACATTACCACCACCCCCGGGACGTTGTTGTATAATTAAAAAAGGCCAAAAACTAGGAGGTCAAATATATGAGTAAATATTCCGCCCTTGAAGATTTTCTAAAGCAAAAAGTCAAAGTCGATTTATCGTATTCTGAGATCGAATCGATAATCGGTAGTCCCCTCCCAGATTCCGCATACACCGACCGAACCTGGTGGGGAAATACTCTTCATCCAACGAGGACACAAGCACATTCATGGCTAAACGCTGGTTGGAAAGTTCATAATGTTAATCTCGGAAAAAGTGTGACGTTCGTCCGGAACTCACAGTTCGTCCTTCTGCAGCTCAATATCAATTTCGATCAACTTCTTTAGGTCATCCACAGTCTTGATCTCAATCCGGCCATCCTGAAAATCCTTAACCCACTTTGCAATGCCGGCCTTTATGATCTTGCGATACTGCGCCTTTGATTCCAATATTCCTTCCATTACTTCGAGCTCATGCTGCAACAAAATGTCTTTATCATATGGTGTTCTCATTGCTGTTCCCCTCGGCTTTCCGTTAATATGGAATGCGAGATAGCGGATGTCTGCAAAATGCCACGCGTGGCGGGCCGCTATCTCAGCCGGGGGATACCCTGGACGAAGGGGAGGACGTTCGCGCGTCCTCCTTTTTTATACGGCGAGTTCGCTGCGGTGCAGCAGGATCGGCTCGATGCCGGTAGCTGACTGATACCGCTTCTTAATCACGTCACAGAATTTCGGGTCCAACTCCATTGTCCGGCAGATGCGGCCGAGCTGGTCACAGGCCATCATCGTCGACCCGCTACCACCGAATAAGTCAGTTATGACGTCTCCGCGCTGGCTGCTGTTACGAATTGGAATGGCCAGCAGCTCCAAAGGCTTTTGGGTGGGATGGACGTACTTGCTGACATCGCCTCTGGACACTTCCCAGACGGTTGATGGCTCTGGTTCATCCAGACCGGATCGCCATACGGTGGACTGCTTACGATCTCCATACCAGGCCGGAGCCTGCCCTTTGAAATGGGCGTAAAAGACCGGCTCATGCTGCCAGCGATATTGCGACCAGCCGAAGGATGCAGAATTCTTCACCCAAACACATTGACTGCGGACGATGATACCTGCTGCATTCATTGCATCCTCAAATTCTCGTTGATAGGACGATGGGTGAAAAACGTATATAGCAGCCGTCTGCGCCATAATTCGAGCGTAGTTCTGAAAGACAGCATGCAAAAAGCCCGCAAATTCCTCTGCGGGCATATCGTCGTTCATTATACTACTTCGTCCGTCTTCGGCTAGGCGAGCCGAATCGCTCTCAACAGCAACGTTGTACGGTGGGTCTGTCACAACCAACGCAGCCAACGCCCCATCCATCAACCGGGCTGCATCCGCCGGATCCGTCGCATCGCCGCACATTAGTAGGTGGGGGCCGAGTTGCCAAACGTCGCCGCGTTGAGTTTCAGGCTCTTCGATATCCTCCATCGCCCGGTTAACGTCAAAGTCATCCTCTACCACTGGCGGCTCCATGTCCGGTATGTCCGGCAACGCCGCAATCAGTTCCCTGATCTCTTCCTGTTCAAAACCTGAAAGCTCCAAGTCTGCGCCGGCCCCCTGTAACTCTGAGAGCAGCCGGGCCAGCGCTTCCTCATCCCAACGTCCAGATACTTTGTTCAGAGCCAAATTGAGCAACCGCTCCTGCTCATCGTCCAGGTTTACGACGGAAACCTCCAACTCGGTGTGGCCAAGGTCGTTAACCAGTATCTTATACCTCTGGTGGCCGCCGACCATGTTGCCGGTGCGCTCGTTCCAAACGATCGGCTCGACGTACCCGAAGCTTTCGATGCTGTGTCGCAGCTTCTCATATTCCGGATCTCCAGGCTGCAGATCGACACGCGGGTTATATGCTGCTGCGTTGATGCGGTCGATTGGTATGATTCTGATGTCCACAAGGACGCCTCCTTTGTGTTGAGTCGGTTTCACGTGCGGGGATGCAAAAACAGGGCCGTACAGTAACGCTACGGCCCTGTCCTGCCCTTCTATGTAATTCTGCCTATATTCGGACGTTCAAAAACCAAACGCCTGATATCGCCTCCTATTTAATCAAGCCGGCATAAAAAAAGCACCCGAAGGTGCTGTTAGAACGGAGATTTCACTTTTTCAACCAACAATTCCCTTAAAGCAGCCGGTATATCGAGTTCAATTTCTCGATGTTGTAGGTCAAACCCATTGCCATGGAATTTTTGCTTAGTAGACACTTCATCTTCGGTTATCGTGTATTCCTTTCCATTTATGCCAACTTTCCATGTTAAAGTTGCCTCGTCAATGAAATCAAACTCAATTCTCCTAATCCCAGGTTCTTGTTTTAGTTCATCTAAGAGTGCACGTAGAGACTGATGAATTTCTACTCTGCGATTTTCCAAATTAACGAACACATCTGAGATTTCTTTTTTCCACTCAGTCATAATGATCATCTCCTTCTGACATCATATTTCGACATCAGGAAGGATTTTCCTTCTTCACGCACCGCGGTTTGCTACAAAACTGTTTCGTCCCCTCCCAACGCCCCCAAATGCATCTCTTGCACTTCTCGGGCTGTTTTGGATCTGGACGAAGTTCCTGAGTCTGATTACCTTTCCCGGCCATGTCGTCTTTCCTCTCTATTCCGTGGCGTTTCGTTCCGCTTATACGTCACTTGGATTAGCCATTTAATAATTTTCACCCGAATCACTATCTCCTTCCTGAATAGAAAACGACACGCCTACTTACAACAAACTGAGGCGTATCGCCTGATTCTAGCGCCTGCCGGATGTTCTCATTCCACAGCTCTGACCCAGGTTTGCCTACCTTCCGAAACAGACCTGGCCTCGTCTTGGTGAGCAGCGTCATTGTCGTGGTCTTAAGGGATCTGCATACGTCGCCAATGTTCATGCTATTGCTGTCATCCAACAAATAAGCGAGCAACCGCTGTTCCTTCTTATTGAGGGTATGATGCTTTGCAAGATAACCAGCGACGCTTTCACATACCAACTGCAAGTAATTCGAACCCTCCATAAGATCCGCCCTTTCACGAAAAAAGCCGCTCCGGAAAGGAACGGCTTCACATTAAATGATCGATTTATACCAGCAAAATGCTTTTGAGCATTGTGTCTATACCAAAACAGTAGGAAGATTATGATCAACTAAGTATTCCTGAGTACTGTCCAACTTCATAATTACCTGTCCTGCCTTCTAGGTTTTTTCAATCTCTGCTTCATTTCTTCTCTTCGAACAGGATCTGTCTCAACGTTACTTTGAGGCCTCTGAGTTGTGATGTTTGAAACAAAAAATATGCTCATTAAGGTGTTTACCACACGAAATGTGGAGGGAATAAACCACACAGTCACTAGTAACCATACATAATAAGTAACAGTTGAAGAATGATCATCATATGCCCTCATCACGTGCATAATTGCTGAGGATACTACAACTAAAAGCCCCAATACGAATGGCTCATAGAAAAAAAATCTAAGGGTAGTTCTTTCTTTAGACCTAAATATCTTATCGACTATCGCTGAATCCTTAATACTTATTAATATCCCTAAAAGAGCTCCTAAAAAGCCAACCACGATAGAACTAAACGTAATAGCTCCATCTAAAACCTTATCATAGTTAGGCATCTTGTAGTTGATTTTTAGCATATATGAAGCAACTAAACTTAACAGAGAAATGATGATAGGATACGCGAAACTAACAATTTTTCCAAGAACCCCTTCATTGTTGCGTTTTTCCACAACAATCCCACCTTACCCCTTATCTTAAATATGCATTAATATCACGCTGTCGATTATAACACCCCTCATTAGCACTATACACTCTCCACATTTCTTCTGCTATAGCATAGTGACTTAGAGTTTCACGACGTTCCATTCGGAATGTCCCAAAATCATGTGCTTTATGAGCAAAGAGGTCGATAAGTTCAATTCTAGAATCATCCGCTTCTTTTACAGCAACTTCTGCTTTTGTGAACAATTCTGGATTCTCTTCTATATCTAAAAGAGTATCACTGATTGTTTCATCATTCAGAGCTGCTGTTCGAGAATTCCCTACTGTAATCGTTATTTGTACATTAGAACCTTGATATTGTCCAAACGATCCTATCATTTGACGTAACGGAGACCTGAATCTATCCATTATTGTCTCACTGTCAGTGTTTCTTAGATCAGCAAGTCGTATATTGATTTTTCTATACTCAGCTGCTCTACGCGCGATTTCAAACGTATTAGGAGGACAAATCGGTCTTAAATAAATCCTCTCATTGTCATTATTCCATATTAAGTTTAAGTAATCCTCTATTCCTTCTGGTCCTAGACTAAATTTATTTCTTTGTAACATAAGGACATGATTATTTTCGTCGTATAATGCTGATACCTCTTCCCCAATGTACTCATCATCTTCAAGTTCTAACGGTTCAACCTGAGCTCCATGTCTCGCAGTTGAAGGTATATTGGTATCCCTCAATCTAACGAAATGCAAGAAGTAAAAACCTAATTCGTCATCCCAATAAGCACTCTCTAATCTAGCCTGTTCTTGACGATAATCATAAGTTCTTCCTTCAAGTGATCTCCTCGTAGCAAGGTCCATCCAAGCTGGCAAATCAAATAAACGATCCCTATCAGCCTGTCTATCTTCACGATGTCGGTACACTACCTGATAATATTCAAATCTCACTTTCCGGTAATTCATATAACGACCCCCTAATTATGGAAATATAGGGTTATTATACACTTTTGGCTTCCTAATTTATAGGTAATTAATACCATATTAGTACTTTAGAATTAAATAAGCGAGAAGAGTTACGCCCCGGTTATAAACGCCGCATTCATGCGGCCGTGCGTGTCATTCTCGCCTTTTTTTCTACACTACAAATATAACACTTAGAAAGTCCAATGAACGGCAACAATCCGGAAATTTTCCGGTAATAATCCGGAAACGATTTAAACCACCACATCGCTAGTATTTTTAATTACTTCAAGTCCCAATGCAGCAGCAAGAATGAAAATAGCCCTGGCCTTTATATACCTTAACTTCCGATCACTCATTCCCAACTCTCCGCAAAGAATATAATCAAACTCCCCTTCATTATCCAGGTAACATCGCTCGATTACTTCCCGTTCAATGCTGGACAACCTACTTAATGCTATCTCCAACAACCTATCTTTTTCCCTCAATTCAGCTTCCTTATCAACGTTCCAAGTTGCAATATTCTCCGTCGGTTTGCTTATGTGATTCGTCACTCCGTGGTACCGTGGGGAATAGGCTGGTGTCATAGCCGCTTCCCGCCGGATGAAACCAATCTGACGGTACTGCCTGACCTCTTCGAGACGTTCCTCTACAGCAGCGCGAGTAGCAGCCTCATCGATCGGCATGATATTGAATGCTAACTGAAGTGGATTTCTGCGTCTTTTCCCCATCGCGATCCCCTCACTCATGTTATAATCTGTGTGAGGAAACATTTACCGACTGACCCCCGCGCCCGCCAAGGATTGGGGGTCTTTTCATTACCATTTTAGATATTTGCCCCACCGGCCCTGCCGTGGAGCTGTGATTTGCGAGGCGTACTGGTTCCGTGGAGTAGAAGGCTTTTCCGCCCCGATCCGGCGGATGTGTTCAGAAACCTTCTCCGGCGTCCAAACTTCCCGTTTAAGCCCCTTGTCCAGCATGCGGATCACCTTCCCAATTCCAAAGTCCCTGTTGTCCTTTGACCGGAATTGGCGCCGGCAGCTGCTGAACATCCGTAAGTTCCCAGGCATATCGATTCGGCAAATAATTGCCAAATGCCACCTCGTCCCCTTCAACACCTCGATGTGCGTTAATAACAAGCGATCCGAAAAAGACAGCTCTATCATTCGTCTCGTTTACACCCACAACCTTATAACACATATTTAAATTTCCTACTGCCACAATTGCCCCCGTAGGCAGGTTGTCCGCCGTATAGCCGTGCTTCGCCAGCACACTGCGGAATGGTTCCTGTTGGCATATTTCCCTATCAACTTGTTTGCCAGCATGGATGGCCAGCGGGCCGCGGTGCATTGTCGGCCAACTTCGAGTCTCAAACCGTTTTGCACCTACTGCAATAAGTGATGCCCAGGGTTGATGGATAGTTATGGCTTTCATACCTGACTCCCTCCAATCGGCTTGAACTCCCCAATGTCCTCTCCATAACTGCCTTTATAAACATCCCGATCATGTTCCCAGCAATTACGGCACATTTTCTTTCCGAATGCCGGGTCGAACAGATGAGGGTAGCTCAACTCCGTAGCCGGCTCACCGCACCAGTCACATTCTCTGAATTCAGGCATTGTTTCAAGCCAGGCAAACAAATCTACCCTTAGATTTTCATTATTAGTTGCTTCAGCGTAAGCTTCGAGTGCAGCCCGCGCCGCCGGGTCCTTCACCGGCTTAAGCACAAAGTATTCGCCCTCTGCTTCCTGTCCGGTTTCCCTGTTAATGACCCGGTATTTGTTATATAACCCTTTGTTCTGATCTCCCATCGATCTTCACTTCCCCTTCGCTTGGCTTAATAACCCGCAGCATTCGCGGCCCAGGTCCCTTGGATACGTATCCTTTCTTGACCAACTGCTCCAACAAATTAAAAGCGGTTGATGATGATTGTAGCCCTAGATTTTCGCCGATCTCTCGAACTGTTGGAGGATAGCCGTTGGCGGCCACGAATGATTTGATGAACTGTAACGCCTCGGCCTGACGTCGTGATAGTGGTTTGTTGGCCATCGTGTTTCACCTTCCTTAAAATAATTCCAGTTGAACTGGATCTGGCTCCCGTGATTTGGCCAGGCGATTCCATTCTTCTTCCGGCCATTCTCCGGCATAATTTTCTCCTCTAAAGAGAACTTTTTTATGCCCGGATGGAAGGATCACGCGCCTTTCAAAACGCGCCAGGCCTTCCGGAATATTATGAGTCCAGCTGCCGGGAGGGGAAAAAAGAATCTCCCGGCTTAATTTCACATTTTCTTCCCATGTGATGTGCTTCATGGCATCACCCTGCCTGTTTATGCACCTTTACATTCTCAAAATGCCGCTCGTTATGCGCCTGGAAAAACAACTGGACATGCTCCGTCACATCTTGTCCGGGAAGCAGCTCTGCGAGATCCGTGGCTACGAATCCGACGACCGTCTGAAGCAACTCGAATAATTCTCGCATAATGCGCTCCCGATCAAGACCGGCCGATTCGAAGGTTCCGCCCAAGGCGTCCAGCCCGTTATACACATTCATACGCTCACGAACAGGATCATCGCCAAGTTGGATCGGGATGTGCAGTGTCACCGACGACCCAAATGCCGGTACCACAATTTTTCCTGTTTGTTTGGGAACAGGCAGCTCTTGTTTCAGCCGTTCGATCTCTGCCTCCAGCTCCGCGATCCGCACGCCGGCATGATCGGCACTAGCAACAGCATCGGACAATGCATCCATCAACCGTGAAATCTCTGCAGCCTGTTCCTTTGAAACGGCCATGAATCTACTCTGCACGTTCTCAGCCTTTTCACGAGCCTTAGTTAACTCATTTTCCAGATCAGCAATATATTCTGCTTTCTGCTCCGCATCGTGTTTCCAAAGAGCAACGGCAGCCTGCAGCTCTGCCAATTCCTGTTCGTGATTGACTGAACGTTGCTCCTCAGCAGGAGAATCGACCTTTGGAATCGGCTTTGCAGGTGCTAGTAGTTCCATCTCGCGCTCTTCAGCGTCCACCTCTTTTATCCCCCATTCCTTAAGTTGCTTATAAAAGGCTGCCGTACCGCACCCCAAATCCTTCATGATTTGAGTCCTGCCTTTTCCGTTCAAGCGCTGCTGCAGATATTGCTCTTTGGTCATATTGAGTTCAGCCTTTCTTCCCTTAGCCATTTCGAGCGTCCCTCCCCTATACTTCTTTAGTTCTTCTGGAGACAATTTGTATTCGATTACCGGGCCGCTGCCTCGAGTACGTGCTTCGATTTCCCTGCTCGGAATCGGTGTTACATTTCGCTCCCTCATCCTGACAGCCACCACTTACACCCCCAAGGATTGAAAATCAGCTACTTCCGTATCATCCATTGTGATTGTGGTCATCCCATCCCACTGCTCACGGATCTCGGTAGCCTTGGCCTTAACCGCCGCGGCTTGCTTCGGCTGTAAAACGATGGCCATGGCTTCTTCATAATGTTGAGCAGCTTTCGCGTAAGCTCGGGAGTGGATGAAATTCATCCAGTTCCAGAACTTATTGTTCGACATCGATTTGACCTTTTGAAAGGCCCGCCGGCGTTCTTGCTCATTCACGGTCATCCCTCCATGGTTAATCGGTTACTCGGTTATTAAACAGCCCACCCGGATCATCTAGCCCAGGGTAGGGAGGAAGCAGCTTACGCCGCTCCCCCGTCTCTCATGAGCTTTTCAACTCGCTTTTTATAGAGTGAGTACTTTGAACTAATCTGAGAGCTTGGTACACCTGCTTCTTTGGCGATTTGCATCCATGTCTTGCTCTCTTCCTTCCGCTTTTTGAGCAGGGTTGGAAAGTCGAAAGGAATATCTTCGAAGATAGGAGCATGGTTAATGATAAACTCCTCCAGCGCTTCCTTGCTGATTTCAGCCTCAGATTCGCCCATAAGTTCGTAGTCAGTCGATTCATTGGATTCATCCGACTCCTGTGAGCTACCATCTTCCGTGAAATCTATTTCTCCTTTACCTTCCTCAGTCATCCACTCTGGAACATCACTAGCAATACCAGTTCCAACCGGTTCCGAGTTGGTAGCTTTATCACCAATGGAGTCACCATCCTGCCCCATATCCTGGTCAAACAGCGATTGCTGATTCTCATCGTCCTGCTCATCCGGTTTCTCAACCTTGGTTACGACGCCGGAACCATCGGTAGTAACATAGCGTCCAGTGAACTTCTGATACATGGCGTCCTCGTCTTCTCCGAAATCAAAAGCTACCTGCGGATCACCAAGGAATACATTGATTTTCTCGCCTTGATTCGTACTCAGGAACATGAAATGCTCTTGTACCACTTTTAATGGCAAGGTCAATTTAATTTCCACATCTGATTCTCCAACCTTAAATCCCTTTCCCATCGTTGCAGTGAACTTTGCATAATTGGGTACCATATGAAATCCCCCTCCATGAAATTTAGATTAGTTCCTTGATTTTGATTTCAATTCGCGGCTGCACGCTGTAACGTTTCCGGGCGTAAACCTCGACAACCTGGCTGTCATCTCTCCAGATAACACCTTTCAGCGCGTCCTTGACGCCTTTGAGGTAATTATCCACGTCAGGCTTGGTTGTCGGTGTAAGTTTCCCCTCTTCGGCTAACTTTGCTTTTCTCTTGCTGAAGCTTTTTGGAGTGGAGCGATAAACTGTCAAAACCATGCCTATCGGTCCCTCCAGCGGCGATGCCGGTGCATGTTCCGTAGCAGCCAAACGAACGTAATCTTTATAATGCCGGGATTTTGCTGGATCATATGCCTTCGGAAACCCTCCGGCTGTGCTGAACTTCGGCCGCCCCTGTGCGACGGGCTCGCCGTAAACGGTAAATTGAATTATCATGAGGCATCCCCTCCTTCCGCGCTGCTCCCAGCAGTACATACACCTCGCCGATCTGCCGACCGTCGTCGTCGTATATCAAATCCCAAGGTATGTCCTGAAAAAATGGATCTACCATCTCCACACATCTCATGACGCCCACTCCCCTCTGTGCATATCCGGAATCCGTTTCGAAGGTTTTGGCGGCTCTGGCCCCGGATCCAAATGCACCCGGTCGTAATCAACGAATTTATTGAACTGCTTCAAGAACACCAGCTCAACCGTCCCAACTGGGCCGTTCCGCTGTTTAGCAATAATGATCTCGATGATGTTTTTCTTCTCGCTTTCTTGGTTGTAATAGTCGTCCCGGTACAAGAAAGCTACGATATCAGCGTCCTGCTCAATGGAACCGGATTCCCGAAGGTCAGACATCATCGGACGCTTGTCCTGCCGCTGCTCGACGCCCCGACTTAGCTGGGATAAAGCAATTACAGGAACATCCAATTCTCTAGCTAAATGCTTCAGTGTCCGCGAGATCTCCGATACTTCCTGCTGCCGGTTCTCGTTCGGCCTCCCCCGCCCAGCGCTGGCAATCAACTGCAGATAATCGATTACGACCAGCCCGAGGCCTTCCTGCTTCTTCAATCGGCGGCATTTCGCCCTGATTTCTGCGACTGTAATACCTGCGGTATCGTCGATAAAGATGTTCGATGCGCCCAGGACGCCGGCAGCTTCCGCCAACTTCATCCAATCCTCCTGACCCATATCCCCGATGCGAAGACGATTTGCTTCCAACTGTCCTTCCGCACTCACCATTCTGGCCACAAGTTGTGGGGCCGACATTTCCAGGCTAAATATCGCAACTGGCTCCTTGCTCCGGACCGCGACATTTTGTGCAATATTCAAAGCAAACGCAGTTTTCCCGACCGAAGGCCGAGCGGCGACGATGATCAAGTCGCTCTTTTGCAAGCCCGCGGTGATTCCGTCCAGATCTCTAAAACCTGTCCGTAAACCTGTCACCTTACCAGTCTTAAACGCCTCGGACTTGGTTTCAGTCGTTTCGACGACCTCCATCACTACGTCCTTGATCCGTTTAAAATCCTGTGGCGGCGCCGCTCGGTCCGCCAGTATAGTCGCGACTTGCTGCGCCGAGGAAATCAAGCGTTGTATATCTTCCCCCGCGGCGGCCGCTTGAAGGACGAGTGAGCTGGAGCGGATAAACTCCCGAAGCACGAACTTGTTTTGAACCGATTTGACGTAAGATTCCATGTTCACCGTGGTCGGTACAGCATGTGCGAGCTTGGCCAAGTAGCTAACGCCGCCAATGTCCTCGAGTTCACCGCGGTCCTTTAACCGGCCCGTAAGCGTCACTAAGTCGATCGGTTGCCCCTCATCCGCCAGCTCCACGATACGACGGAATATGATTTGATGGCCAGCGTGGTAGAAAGCCTCCGGCATCAACGACTCGGTATATTCCAGGGTCGCAGGTTCAATCAAGATTGCCCCAATCACCGAGCATTCCGCTGCTAGATCATGAGGTAGTTCCGGCAGCATCGCCTCCAAAGAGTTTTGCATAGATAGCCTCCTTCCAACCCGGCGGCGGTGGGCAAGCGTTTTTCGCAGCTTCCTCCCGCGCCGCAAAATATTCGGCCGTCGCCGCCTTCATCCGGTCCCGTTCGATCTGTTCCCCAAGGCTCCCGCGGATCTCCGCGATGTTCGGCGGATACTTGCTCGTCCGGATATGCTCGTCGACATTTCGCATGGCGACATCAAATGGGAAGTCATGCAGGAATTTCAGATGCCGTTCAACGTTTTCGTTGCTGACATCGAAGTTCTGGTAGTTCTCCTTAATGGCAATCAGCAAGTCAAACACTTCTGCTCTGTCCACGTTGTCGTTCCTCCTTCGCACGCCTGCGCAAGTCCTCCAACTCTCGCTGGTACTTGGTTTTTCGTTTCGGTGGTTCTTCTGGAGCTCCCGTGGCGACTCCAGCCATCGGCGGACTGGTAGTTTGGGAGTTACGCCAAGCCTCGTTTATCGCATCCGCGTAATATAAAAAGCTAGTTGGCATTCGAAAGTCGCTGCCCTCACGTTCACGCTTTGCCTGAAGTAGGCTATCCATAGTTGAGATGGTAAAGGGTACCGGCATCCCCCCGGCGACCATCCGACCCATGGCTTCACGTTCACGTGGTTTTACGTGAAAATCAAGTTTGCCGTGTAAACGGCAATAAGCATTTAAAATCGCGATCATTCCGTCTTGTTCCGAATCATCCGAAATTTCACCAGCGAAATCGACAGTAGTAGGAGTAGTAGTAGTAATATCTTTTAATACAGTGTCGGCGTAGTTGTCCGATTTTTGGACAGGTTCGCGGGCTACTTTGCCAAAGTGGTCCGATTTTTGAACCACTTTACCGACAACCTTGTCCAAATTTCGGACAGGTTCACCTACAACTTGATTAAAGTTGTCCGATTCTCGGACAGGTTCATCGACAGGTATGAGATTGAATTTTACTAAATAATTCCCTCGGGAACTTCCCCTCGGAGGGGGAGAGTAGCCGATAATCCCAGCATTGACGAGCTTACTCCTATGAGTGTTTATGGTATCCCGGCTCCTAATACCAGTTTGAAGTGTAAGTTCAGTGTTAGTCATTTGAAACGCTTGTTTCCAACCTAATTTACTGGACTTTCGCCATAATGCGACCATGATTGCTAACCCTTCCGGCCCAAATAATTCAGGCCCACCAATCACTTCAAACTGATCTAGGAGGCCAGCTATTGTTGGTTCTCTTGTTGACTCCGTCATGCACTCCCCCCTCCGACAAAACTAAAATCCAACTAGCAGAATTGATCTAGGCGCATTTAGTTAACCCTTTATGCTAAATAGCTTTACAGCCAGCATACCGGCCTGACCATGCTGCATGAGCATCCCTGCAGTCACACCTTTTCCCAACTCCTCGATCGTACTGCTTAACACTTCAGGAACTTGAACAGGCTCAGCGATCCGGGCAACCTGGCCACCAATAATCCGCGCCATAGCATGCAAATGTTCTTTCGCTGCTCCATTTCCCTCGGATAAGGCTTCCTCCATCCATCGATTCATTACTGCCATTTTGTCGTTCATATTGCACGCTCCCTCATTGTTTTATCCTTCCATGCCTTGTCCCCAAGGCAGCGGGCGGGCGTCACTTCAAAATACCTCCGCCCGCAGACATAGGAAACAAACTTCCCAGTCGCTCGCTCGTAATACATCCCGTTTAAAACCGGTTGTTCTTGCTCAATGTAATCTCCAAAGAGATCAAGCTGCACGGGCTCACTCATTTCTGGCGCCCCCTATCATCCCTTAAATAAATGATCGGGTACTTCACCCGGACCACCGTCCACCCTGGGTAAGCCTGGGAAAAGTAGGCCCTTGTTTCCCGCATAAATGCCTCACGATCTGTCCGTATCAACCTCCAGATCCGGTCACCCATCATACTTTGTAGCAGCGGCTGGCCAAACTCATCATTCACGCAACCTGCACTTCCACGCCGCCATCCGCATTTTCGAAGCGGATAACCTGGTCAAATGCCGCTTGGGCATCTTCGATATGAGTAATAACCAGCACACGGCGGAATCGGCCGGCAACCGACTTGATGGCCTCGAGCACCAGCGCACGGTGTTCCGCATCCTGGGATCCGAGACCCTCATCGATGGTTAGCCATTCAACCTTGTTGCCGGCGCGCTGCGCAAGCAACTCTGCCAGTGCGAAGCGAATCGCGTAATCGATACGGAGCTGCTCTCCGCCGGAGAACGTCTCATACGGCCGTTCCGCGGTCCAATCTCCGATCATGATATCGAGCGTCTCGGCGACGCCATCCCTGGATTTGAGCTCGCGCTGTGTTTCAAATCGGATGTAATGCTTGCCTTTCGACATTTGGCCAAGAATTTCATTGGCAATCCGCTCGAGCTGCGGGACGGCATTCTCGATGATGAGCGCCGGGATGCCGTCGCGGCCGAACGCCTTTATCAGCGTTTGATACCGGGTCCACCGCTTTGCCTTTGGCTCAAGGTCGGCCGCCAACTGGTCGCGCTCCCGCTGATCCGCCTCGAGCGCGGCAAGTACCGCCTTGGTTCCGCCGATCTGCTCAGCCAGCACAGCCAGCTGACGGCGAAGCTGCTGCACCGTATTCTGACGCTCTAAAAGCTGCTTGAGCAGCGCATCGTATTCCATCGTGTCGAGATCAAGGATGGCACGTTCGGCGACCAATTCGTCCCGCCGCGACTGCTTGCCGGCGATATTCAGATCGATGGCCGCAATCCGCTCCCGCGCATTTGCGGCGGACTCCCGGGCCGCCGCCAGTTCATCCTTCAGGCGTGCCCAACGCTGCAGGTCGCCGGCGCGTGCCTTCAGCTCGGGCAGTGGCACTAGCTCCGCCTCAAGGGTGGCCATCTGTTGTTGCAGATCATCCCGACGTTCCGCAGCGCTAGCTTGGCGTGATTGCTTTTCATCACGCTGCAGTTCCAACTGTTCTAGCAACTCCTCCTTGCCAGCGAGTTGTGCCAATGCCGTGACCGCCACTTGTAACTCGCCAACCCTGTCCCTACAAGCGCGATGGGCGTCCGGATCATATCCGATCTCCTGCTGTTCGATTTGCTTCTGAGCAATCGACAGCGTAAGCGCGGCAGTCTTCGACCGATCAAGGTCGGCCAGGCGGCGCCGTAATTCTGGAAGCTCCGCGACGGCTGCGGCGGCCGCCTGCTGAAACTTGCATGTCGGAAGGCAGCCGCTATCGTGGATATGCGCCTCTTGCTCCTCGAGTGCGGCAATCTTGTCGGTCAGGCTGCGCTCCTCCGAATCAAGGCGGAATGTTTCCTGGTATAACTGCGTTTCCAACAGGCTCAGTTCGTGCACCAGCAAGTTCCACCGGTTGGCTTTCTCATCGAAATCCTGCAGCTGTACGACCAGCTTCTCGTATTCTTCGGCTTGCCTCATGAGAGCGTCCCTGCCGGCAAGTTGTTGATTCACCGCCTGCATTTGGCCATTCAGCCGGGAAATTTCGTCGGTCAACTGCTTCAAGTCCGTTTCGGTGGCGGCCAACTCGCGCTGCAGCCGCTCAACCTCCGGCTGTCGTGCCTCAAGCGTGGCAAGCTGCTGCTTGACCTGATCCAGCTCGATCGACTTTTCGAGGATAGCCACCTCGTTGTCAATAATCTTACTGGCACGATCTAGGCGCCCGGTTAGATCGGTTTGTTCCGCGCGAAGCGTCGCAATCTCGGTGTCAATGGCCGATATATCCCGGTCAATCTGCAGGATACGGGAACGTTTAATGTCGAGCACGGCTATCTGCGCCTCTGTCTCTCGTACCACTCGTTCATTCTCGACCAGCATATTCTGCGTAACACTGTGCTGGTCTTCGAGCACACGCAGGTTGTCCTCTTTCTCCGTGCGGCCAGCCAACCTCTCGTCAAGCGCCAGCAGCTTGTCCTTGGCCTTCTCGATCTCGACGTTTAGTAGTCCGGCTTGCTGCCGAGCAAGCTCCTGCAGCTCCGGATAAATGTTAAGTCCAAGGATCTGAGATAGGATCTCCTTTCGCTTACCGGCCGTCGCGCCGGTGAAAGCGTTGGCCTGGCCTTGCAAGATCATGCTGCTGGCCGTAAACGTCTCATCATCCAGGTTGAGCAAGGATCGGATCTTGGCCTCCGTGTCACCGATTTTCTCGGCCGACCGACTTTCCCATGCACCGTTAACCTGCTGCTGGAGCTCGAGCGTGGATTTTCCTTTGCCCTTTGTGCTACGTGTCCGAATGACGCGGAAAACGCTGCCCTGGTGCTCAAATATGAAGGTAACGGACATCTCCTGCGATCCACGGCGTACCAGATCGTCCATACTGATCCCTTTGATCACATCTCCAAAAAGGGCAAAGCGTGGCGCCAGCGTGAAAGCTGACGATTTACCGGCACCGTTACGACCTGCGATTGCTGCCAAAGTCACAGCCGACAAATCAATGTCGGCATATTCGATCGCTCTAAAATTGTGGATTATAAGGCGTAATGGAATCATATCTATCCTCCTAATCGCAATAGCTACGATTGCAGTGAGGGCAACCTGTAACCAGTTCTCTTCCAGCCTTTTCAGTTGTTATGCCTGTAACATGTTCATAAACTGGAGAATCGTAAGCCACACGGACTCTTCTACCGCCTTCATATTTCCAACCAATAGGTTGGTAGATGTTTTGGTTACAATTCCAACAACGTCCTGTATGTGGCGCAAAGTGCGGAGCTTGATTATCTTCACAATACTTTTTTTGAGCATTGATACTCTCGTTCACGTCGTACATCTATAACGTTCCCTCCATTAATTCAGTAGTAAGTGCCTGAAGCTCTGAGACCACCGAAGGCTCGTACCCCTGATTGCCCGCCCAAGCGGCGAGCGCCGTCAACGGGTTCAACCCTTCCGTCACTTCCGCATCTCGAATCCTCTCCGAGCGCTCGACCTCCGCGCGGATCTCTGCAACGAAGAAAGCGCCAGAATCGTACAACGCTTTTTCCAGCATTCGCCGGTCAAACCGTTTCTGAAGCTCCTCGCTGCAGGTGTACCGAACACGAACAATTGAATCCTTTATAGAAGAAAAATCGTCAACCTGAACGTCCAACCAGGCTTCGATGTCCATATCGCACCAATCTATCGTATGGAAGCGACGAGCCGGCGTTTCAATGAATGTTGAACGGAAACCGTTAATTTCGTGAATGGACGATGAGCCGGTATATTCATGAATCCAAAAGCCCGGCGTCGTCCGCTCGTCACCAAAGTTATGCCGCTCCGGGGCGCCGGAATAGAATACATTGCTCCCGGCGCGCTGCGGGCGGTGGATATGGCCAAGGCAAACGAGATCGAAGATTTTAGCTGCCTCGTCCGTCAAGATCGGCTCATTTTGCAACAGAGCGTCCTCAAAGCCGGTGTCGGCCAGGTCGTAGGTTAGGTGAGACGTGAGAATGACGGGACCGTCAAGCCCGGCGCGCAGCTCGCGGCAAGTGTCGGTGATCCAGTCCGTCATCCTGGCGTGAAACTCATGTGGCGGAAGCCCAGCGAATTCGTCCCGAAGGGCGAACGACGAACGATTCATGCCCGGGAGGCAGGCAACCAGCGGCCCTCCATCGCTTGGAAGCGAGGCTATTCCAGGATCAGTGAAAATCTGGACGCCGGGGATCTGCATCTCCCGAATCAAATGGTAGGCGCTGATCGCATCGTGCGACGGCGTACCGCTGATCACGATGACCTCGATACCGGCATTGGAGAGCCTACGGAGCCAGGTTACAAACGCCTTGATCTCCGCCGTCGCCCGGTCTATAAACACTCTGGCGTCCTTAAAGGCGTCGCCAGCGAAAATAACCAACTCGCAACCTTCAGCGATAATCCGGTCCGCTGCCCAGTCCATGGTGCGGGTAATGTCCTCGAATCGCGCCGCCGGCGTGGGGCCCGGATATCCGAAGCCCCAATGTGCGTCTGCAATATGTGCAATCTTCATCTCAAGTCCTCCGGAAGATCATTAAAATTAATTTCTTCTTGATGTCCTCCACCGCCGAACTCCAAGTAATCACCGACGATCTTCCACTCTGCCTCAGTCTGGATGTCCTGAATGACTTTCTTAATCGGTCGGCCAAGCGCTTCTGTTGCCTCTGCAGCTAAACCATTCCAGTCCATTTCCTGCTGTTTCATCAAGGCAAGAACCCGATTTTTCTGTGCCGTTCCAGTCTGTCCGGATGAACGGGACGTTGCCGCTCCCCCGCTGCTTACTCGGCTACCTCCTGATCTTTGTCTTGGTGGGGGCGTAGGGTGATCCTCTGGCTCACCTTCAGGATCATACCCTTGTAAATAGGCGTCTAATTCTTCTTGGGTTTGCGCGAAAATGCCGCTCGACCGAGTTGCCGACAATACCGCATCAACAAGGGCTCGCTTCTTGGCCATTTTCAATACCGTGTTCCAAATTGAATGCATGTCGTCGTTTTCAAGCCGATATTGAACAAAGTTACCGTATCGGCCACTCCGCTCTCTTGTAACTAGGTCCTCCTTGCTAATACCTTTCGGAAGGTCCTTTTCAGAAACCCACCGCCAGCGATATCGGCTTTCATAGGTATTGGCATGCCCAACGCCTTCAGCGATGATAGAACCTGTCCCGCGATGAATAAGCCTGATTGTAATGTCAACCGCGTAATATCCAGTTTCATGGTTTTTATCTTCGATCTTGCTGGCCACAGTCGGAGCAAGGTTGTAAAATTCGCAGAGCCCCTCAGCACCTGGTTTGTACAGCGTCGGCTTGTCAGTACCCGGTATTACGCCGTAATCAACGCCTTCCTGCATGACCTCTCGAAAAAATTCACGCGTTAGGTTGAGTTTCAGCTTCATGGCATCCAACTTCTTTCTTAGGTCGGCGGCGCTGCCATACTCAAGATCGACGATTGCCCCTCCCCCGACGTTTCCGCCGGAAGGCTGGGGCATCACCGTCAGGTTTCCTTCGCTCAATTAGGCCACCCCCTGGAGGAGCCCCGCTGCGGCTTGCAGTGCCCGTAGCTCGTCCTTCAATTTACCTAGCCTTACGGCAGCATTTTTCAAACTCAATTCAGCTTCGGAGAGATTTTCGCGCTCGTCAACTGTATGAGACCGCATTTGTGCGGCACGGATTTCAGCGTTTTTGCCATCAATTACATTGTTAAGTAATAAGCCGTCCTCCACTTGCTGCAGTGCTTCTTTCGCAGTAACTACACGCTGATTTGCTTCAAGGACAGCGTCCTCCGCCAAAGCGATTTCTCCAGGCAGCTCCAACAGCCGCTTAAATATCTCTTGTTTTGTCATGCAATTTCCTCCTCGAAAGATTGATTTATCTCACTTTTCAGAATAGCTTGCTGTTCCGACGACTCCGGATAACGGATGCCATCTAGGTAAGTCCGGAGGGCATATTCGACTTCGGCCAAGTGTTCCGGAGCTGCGAAGAGTTGAATAACGCCAAAGTCTCCGCGCAAACAGAGAGCCGGAGCGCAATATGGAGTTTCTGGCAACACATCGACTTCAATGTTTCCCCCACTAAAATCAACAGAATAGGCTGCGCCCAATCCAATCCCTCCTCTTGTCGGATTCGTCCCGATCTGCTACGATAAGGGCGAGAAAATTAATTAAGTACCAGACACGACCCGTTGCCGCGGGTCATTTTTCGTTTTTACAGTCCTCGCACTTGCGCGGATAGCCTGTTTTTTCGCCGTCGATCATCTCTCCGCAGCGCTCACACAACAGGCCTTCCAACATCATTTCAGCGATATCACCCATTGACTACGCCCTCCTTCCTGTCGTCGACGGCAATGGTCACCCAGTCCACAATGACCGGGCAGTTCTCAATGCTGGAGATCAGGTTGTCATTTTCGTCCAAAACATGGAACTCTGAAAACATCCCGCCTTCATGCTCATAGCCGACCTGCTTGATCTCGATGACCTCCCTGCCGTCGATCTCTGTACCGACTTCAAAGACCCGCGTCGGATTGCTGACCACTGTCAGCCGTTGAATAACCTGCATGGCATGTTCTCCTTTCGATATATTTTGGTGTGGAGTAACACCGCGAGAGTTGCCATTTTCCCAACCCATTGACCCGCCGCACCGAATTACCGTATGAAGCAGGCGGTTGCGTGGCTAATGGCGAACCAGCCGTCCTTTTTTTCCTTTTGTAGAGGGAGTCAAAGACGACAAGCAATGTAACCCTCGCGCTATTACTCCTTGGATGCGTCAGCCGCATCTTCTGGCCCCCTGGAGTCAACCACCCGAAGGCTAGGCCCCGCTTTCACACGAGGCTCCCCCAGGGCGCCCGAAGACAAGGCCGAAGCCTGTCCCGTTGCTTAAATGATGCCGGCCGCTGCCGCCATTTCCTTGATTGCCGCCTTGCTGACGAGTTTACCGTGATAGGTGATCAGATCTTCCTGCTCACCGGTAAGCACACAGCCCGGCTCATATTTCTTGAGCATGATGCGCTCGCCGTCCACGTAGATTTCAAGAGGGTCCTTCTCGCCGATCCCGAGCGTCCGGCGCAATTCCATAGGAATTACGACCCGTCCCAATTCGTCCACTTTTCTTACAATTCCCGTTGATTTCAAAGACATGTTATTAGCTCCTTTATTGTTGGATTGGGCTTCACGTAGCCCGTTTTGATATGCTGCTTTGATAATTTGAGCAATGGTGCTGCTTGTCTCTTGGTCCCAACCATTCAACCATTCAATTTTTCTAATTTCCATTTCAGTCAATTCCCGGCCAATCAAAGATTTCACGCTAATCTTATTGATCATGCCATCTCCCCCTTGCTCTTCTCCCGCTCGTCCGCTAAAATGGAAAGTAAGAGAGACTTTAGACGAGTTCTCAAACCAAGCGTCCGGCCGGCCCGCCGGGCGTTTTTCAATTCTTGCTCGCTTTCTGCAAAGCGAATCATGGTGTTTAAATAGGTGATCCCATCTACCAGCTTCGCTGGATGCACCATCCGATCTGGATCCCGCACGATTATCTGCAGGTTGTGAGTTGCTGCTTGTCCAGCTTCCCGCGCCTCCGCTGCTAAGACCGCTCTGTTCATTCCGTATCCCTCACTTCATGTATTTTTTTGCTTTCAGTTCGGCTCGGTGCTCTTTCCACGAACCAAGCCAGCTGAACGAATACTCCCGGCACAATACCGCAGCAAAATGAGTTAAGGCTGTGATTGCCTCGATCGTTTCCATTAAAAGTCGCTTTAATTGCTGTCGCTCCATCTCGGTAAGTTGGTCGTTTGTCTTACTTATTGGAGCTTGCCCGGATGCAGAAATGACTTCTTTCATCTCCTCCACCGTTTTTAAAAGGACTGCAGCCCTATGTAAGTCAACATTATTCAGCCATGGAGGATAAGCACCGCCTGTTACCTCTCCCGCTGCCGCGATGAAAAGCTGGCCATCGTCGTAGTGTTGGGTAGCTGCCCTCATCACTTCTTTTGAAGGCTTCCGGGTGCCTTTGATGATTTTCCCGACCATTGAGGCATCTACATGAGCAATGCTTCCCACCTTCCCCCGGGTTTCACCCGTCTTCTGCAGCACTTCTTCGAGTGCTGGACCAAACTGTCCAATTGCCATTGATTTACCGTCTCCTTTGTCCATTTTTGGGGATGAGGACGGACAAAGGTTTGCTGTAATATGTGGTTGTGAGCAAAACTTCCCCTTTCTTCATCCCCTCATCCGCCGGCGGCCGGTACCGCCCCGGCGGGTTTCTTCTATCCTCTTGAGTTCCTTTCGTGCATCCCGTAGGATTCGTTTCCATTCCAATTGAGATAAGGCTTCTGGATTTACCGAGTAGTGTGGCAACGATATGTCCAGAGCATCTTCTAACGAGATTTCTCTAACCGTCACGCGAGTAACGATCGCGGCGATTAGGCCGGCGCGGGATGTTTCGCTCATCCATCGGAATCGCATTACCATCACCTCCGAGACTTAAGCCATTCGTAAAACTCCCATTTCAGACAGCGAATGGACTCTCCCTTCTTACGTGCTCCGTCCAAATGCGGGAAAGTCGGATCCTTAGCTGCAAAGCTCAATGTGGTCTTCGACCACCCCATCAATTCAAGGATGTGTTTTGATTGAAGAACCTCCGGATACTGCGATGATTGCAACTCCTTGAGTTCCTTTTCCAGCTTTTCGTTACGCTCGGCCAACTCCGCGGCCAGCCTTAAAGCATCAGCCAACGTAGAAGGTGTTTTAAGTGCTCTTGCCATGATCTCCCTCCTATTCGAATCTAACGAGTACGTACCGGCTACGGCTTGGTTCGTGGTTGATGTAACTGAGCTGCCATCCCTCATCCAGCAGTCGGTTTACTTCCTCAGGATCGCGGGTCTCATGGATTTTCTTGATGTCTTGCAGATTATATTCCAATTTAAAGCACCTCCCGGTTAGACCATCTTTGCTTCGAGCTCTTCAATCTGTTGGCATATCTCTTGCAGCCAGTCCATATCGTTCAGCTCGTAAGCAATTAATGATAAATTGTTCAATTCATCAAGTCGTTGAATCAGTGCTAAATTTTCCTTCAGCAAAGGTTTCAGCATCTGAAGTGCGACTTCGTCAAGGTTCAATTTTCCTTTTTGATTCATCGACATCCAAGTTACCAATGCCATTTTGCGATGTATGGAATGAATGCCGACCAAGTTAACCCACTTCCTTTCGTTCGTCTTGTGTGGATTTTTCACCCTCATGTAACGTTTCGACACTATTTAGAGCAAAAAAAAGAGTCCATTCAAAACCGAGAACTGCCGCTATTCGCTTGGAGACATTTACGCTAGGTGTACGTTTCCCCAGCTCGATCATTGTGTAGTATGGCCTTTTAATATCTGACAGTTCAGCGACTTGTTCCTGAGTAAGTCCCTTTATTTCACGGTAACCAATAAGCCAAGCTCGCTCCATTTTCATCACCTCCAGATGGTAGCAATTCGTTACCTTATGAATTTAATTATATGTATCATTTCGTTACCTGTCAATAAAAATTGTTTCGATTCGTTACGTTTATTTTTTGGTAACACAATGTTACAATTTCAATAAATACTGTTGACGGGTGGTTTCTTATGATTGCCGATAGATTGTCTTATCTACGTACAAAAAAGAAAAAAACACAACAAGAAATGGCTGACGCTATCGGAGTAACCAGACCAGCTTATACAGCATATGAAAGCGGAAGTCGAAAACCTGATTATGAAACACTCAATAAAATTGTGGATGTGCTTGAAACAAATGCGGATTATTTGCTTGGTCGTACTGATGATCCGTCTCCAACCAAGTCATCAAGTATTAACGAAAAAGAACAAGCCGAATTCGAAGCTTTTATAAGCAATCCGGAACACGGTATCTTTTTTAAGGATTATTTAAGCGCTCCAGAGGAAAAACGCGAAGAAATGCGTATCATCTTTAAGGCTTTGATGGAAAAAGAAAAAGGGCGGAAACCCGGGGATCGGCAGAAGGATTAAACAAGTCCCCCAGCCGATGGGGAGAATTCGGAGAATTCTATGTTAATTGTATTTCTACTCATCATATTGATTTTGGTTATTTTATTTCGCGAGGAAATAAAAGCTTTAATTGCTTTCGGTATTTTATGGGCTATTGCATATGCTTTTTGGGACAATGGGGCCTTATGGGGGAAAATTGTAGGCAGCATTTTGTTTGTATTCTTAATCTTGGGGATCATTGGTCATATTATTGATTCATTTAAAGGCAAAGAATCCAAGTGATATTTATCAACTTGTAACCTAGCAAATCCCCCAGCCGATGGGGAATTATTTAGGTGATGAAGATATGGAATTCGCTGATCAAATCAAAGCATTGGCAAAAAGAGTACAAAAAATGAAGGATAGTATTCTGACTGAAGAGGCAACAAAAACATCAATAATCATGCCATTTTTCCAGGCTTTAAACTACGATGTTTTTAACCCGGAAGAATTCATACCAGAATTCACTGCAGACGTTGGTATCAAGAAAGGCGAAAAAGTTGATTACGCTATTATTAAAGACAAAAAGCCTATTATCCTTATCGAAGCAAAATCCATACAAGAAGAGTTAAGCAAACACGACTCCCAACTTTTTAGATATTTTGGGACCACTGAAGCTAAATTTGCAATCTTAACAAACGGTATTTTATATAGGTTCTATACTGATTTAGAAGAGCAAAACAAGATGGATGCCACTCCATTCTTTGAATTCAATCTATTTGATATCAGAGATCATCAAATAGCTGAATTAAATAAATTCAAAAAGGATACCTTTGATGTCGATAGTATAAATACAACCGCTGCAGAACTTAAATATACTGGCGAAATAAAAAAGTTTTTGAAAAATCAGTGGGAAAATCCAACAGATTCTTTTGTGACTGCAATTCTTGCGGATGTTTATCCCGGTAAAAAAACGAAGCAAGTAATTGAAAAATTTAGCGGCATTGTGAAACGTTCCTTCAAAGAGTTTGTTAATGACATATTGAATGATAAGCTTCAAACAGCGCTAGCCAATACTAATTCCGAACCGCTTGTTAATAAGGAAACTGCCGCAATTACAGAAAACGCTGAAGAAGTTCCTGAAGTTGTTACTACCCAAGAAGAACTTGAAGGTTACATAACAATGAGAGTGCTGTTAAAAGATACTGTGGATCCCGAAAGAATATTCTATCGCGATAATCTAAGCTACTTCAACATTCTCTTGGACAATAATATTCGGAAGTGGATATGCCGACTTCACCTTAATAGTGCAAATAAATCGGTGCAGTTTAATGATGAAAACAAAACTGTGGTAGCTATCGATAAAATTTCGGATCTCATATCCTACAAAGACAAGATCATAGAAACTACAAATCGCTTTATATAAGGGAGTTAACTTAAGATATGAATGAAGAGAAATTGAATCTGATTCTACAAAAATTAGAGTCTCTTGAATCCGGACAAGCCGAGCTACAACAGATAACCAGAGCGATCCGTGACCGTCAGGAAGAAACCGATGCAAAACTAGAAGCCTTATCTATGGATGTCAATAAGATTTACGGCAATACCGTTCGTATTGAACAAAAATTGGATGAAAACCACAACGATATTTGAGGCGATATCCGATTCTTAAGCCATCGAGTGGTTGCCTTAGAAATGGAAGTCGACAAATTAAAGAATCGTTGAAAAGTATAGTGTTTACCCAAGCCGGCAACGGCTTTTCTTTTCACCCCTAAACCGAACATACATTCTTATTCTGGAGGTATTCACCATGTTCAGTCATTACCAAATGACAATCTTGGAAGAGTTCTTGGAGGCAACCTATGCAGCCGCTGGAATCATCTATCCGCATCAAATCACGGTCAAAGAGTTAGCCCGAAGACTTAATATCTGGGTGCATTACAGACCTGTCAGCAGCCGAGCTCTAGAAGCAGTACCAGGAATGTATAGCATGTTTTTGGACGAGCGCCTTCCTCCGGATCGGCAGCGCTTAGACTTCCTGCATGAGCTTTGTCACCTGCTCCGACATGCCGGCAATCAGATAACCTTGCCCGAATCATTTACTCAAATGCAAGAAAATGAAGCAGAACATTTCGTCCTTTACGCTGCGATGCCGTTTTCGATGATTAAGCGATTAGAGCTCCCGGATCGCAGCAGTATGGCCATCTCCTTCTTAGCAGAGACATTCAGCGTCCCTATGGAGCTAGCTGAGCATCGGATGGACCAATTGCAGCGCCGTACGCTGCAGGGGATCTGGAATGACATCGTAAAGAAACACGAACAGAAGCATATCAAAAAAGAACCAGCCTGGTCATCGGAAACGCGCAGAATCTTAAATCAGCTCGATCGTCAATTGATTGCAAGGGGGGGGGCACCACATGAAGATCATGGCCTTGTGTGATTTTTACACGGATAATGTTCGTCCAATGAAACTGGTCATCTCGAGCCTGCCGATCCATACGGGTTGTCTGACATTCCCGGGATTTCCGTGATTGTTTCCGACCTTATGCGTCGCCACGGAGAGGATGGTCTTCTCGGAATTGACATGCCGGCCATAGCGGAGCGACACGGGCCGGATTTGGAGATGCTCTGGATCGAGATGGACGATGTTGAAGAGGTTATGAAATTCGCTTTGTAGGAGGAAATTATGAAAGGTCACGTTTATCAAAGAGGAAAAACATATACTTATGTCATTGATTTGCCGCCAAATCCGCTGACTGGTGAGCGGAGACAAAAATCGAAAGGCGGGTTCAAAACCGAGAAGGAAGCTTGGACAGCATGCCACCTGAAGATCGCTGAAATCGAAAAAGGGCAGCACGTGGATGAATCGAAAATCACCGTTCGAGAATACCTTCAGGAATATCTGGAGATGCATGCTAAGCCTAACTTCAAACCGACGTCTTACGACACGGAGAAGACGATCATCGAAGCACGTATTATCCCGGCACTGGGTAAGATCCGACTGCAGGCGCTCACTCCGCGGGCAATCAAAGCTTTTTATGCGGAATTGCGGAAGACATACTCGAAGGAGTATGTGAAAAATATACACGGCGTGCTCAAGAGAGCGCTGCGCCTCGCATATACCGAATCAGGATTGTTAAGTGAGGATATTATGAGTAAGGTTTCCATGCGAAGCAAGGTCAATGCAAATGAACAGAAGGAAATGCAATTTTGGTCTGTTGAAGAGTTCACTAAGTTCCTGGAAGTCTCAAAAGGTCATGTTCATTATATTGTTTTTTCTCTGGCCATCTACACGGGAATGCGACGAGGTGAAATTCTTGGACTACGTTGGAAAGATATCGATTTTGAAAATAAAGAACTCAAGGTTATACAGACAGCCAACTGGACGCGCTCAGGACTCGTTATTCAGCGTCCAAAGACAAACAACTCCATCCGTAGGGTAAAACTATTCCAAGCCGTCATAGACGACCTGCAGGAGCGATATGAGCAGGTTCAAAAGCTAAAAGCGGAGTATGGCGATGCTTACGAGGATAACGAACTTGTTTGCTGTTACCCTTCTGGAGGTTACATTAAGCCGAAACGCATTACGGAGGGAATGGAAGTCCTCGTCCGGAAAGCTGGCGTTAAGAAGATACGTTTTCACGATCTTCGTCATACTCACGCGTCATTCCTTCTCAAAATCGGTATCAATCCCAAAGTAGCTGCAGAGCGCCTCGGTATGACCCCTGCAATGTTCAACGAGCGATACTCTCACCTGCTCCCCACGATGCAAGACGAAGCTGTAGATCGTATCGAAGCCGAGCTCAAGAAACACACCGTAAAATCTGAAACTTCTCCGGAAATTTAAGCTGTCGTTAGCAAATTCGTTAGCAAATCGAAATTTCCGGTCATTTTTGATCGATTATCGGACAACTCTATCAATACCAAACAAAGCAAAAACCCCTTGCGCGGCAAGGGGTTTCGCACTTATGGGCCCTACAGGACTCGAACCTGTGACCAATCGGTTATGAGCCGACCGCTCTAACCAACTGAGCTAAGGGCCCGGGAGAACTTGGATTGCGGGGGCAGGATTTGAACCTGC